TCATTTTTTCTGATTACCTACGACCGGCACGACTTCTATTTTTCTATTATATCTGGCCGTCTGACCAATATTTTTATGGCCAGAAATGGCTTGCTTTTCTTGTAGTGTCCCTTCTAAATCAGATATACCTTTTGCTTTTAAATCATGAAAGGTAAAATTGAAATTCAATTCAGGGTATTTTTTAGCGGCTTCTTCTTTAGCTTTTAACCATCTACTATTAAAGCCATCTCGGGTATATAGTTTTCCATTTTCTTGATGTAAAACGTATAAACTATTAACACCTTCTTTTAACGGTAATTGTTTAGCTAATTTTATAGCTTTAGTTAATCTTTCAGACCAACCTTTTATCTGGCTTTTTCCTGTTTTCCCTTGTTTGATATAAATTCCTGCTTCCATGAGTTGATCTTTGCGTAATGCTAAAATATCTCCTTGTCGAGCACAGCAAAGATAGGCTAGTTCCATAGTGATCTGAACAATCAAAGGTGAAATAGAATATAATGAGTGATACTCTGTATCTGTAACATAACGGTCACGGACAACTTCTTTGTATTGTTTAATGCCTTTACACGGATTATGTTTTACTAATCCTCGTTCATAGCCCCATCGAAATACTCTGGACATAAAGGATTTTTCTCTGTTGGCTTGTGTTCTACTCTTTAATCCTCTTTTATCCATATATTTTCTAATATGTTCAGGTTTAATATTATCCGGATCCATTTTGCCAAAAACAGGAATAACTTTTCTGGAATATTTTTGATAATCATTCTGAGTGTCTTTCGATAATTCGATAAAATCTGCTGAATATAGAAACTGATTAATCAGCAATTCATAATTAAAAATATGTTTCTCGTCATTAACGTATTGTTCGTAATGACTCCAAACAACAGATTTATCTACATTTAGAGCACATAAACGAACTGTGCGACCATTTGGATGTTTAAACTCGTATGCAGATCTCCCACGAAATACGCGTGGAGGCATCCAATTATCATCAGGGTTTTTTCGCTTTCCAGACATAACTACATAGCTCCGAAATTTGGTTTCTCAGCAAAATTAATATCAAGTTTTTTTGAAGAGGGGTTATTGAAATGTTCCCATGTCGTTTTTGGACGACCATCAGGCCGCTTAATGAAAAAGATTCCCGCTTCTTCTAAAACTTTGCATTGTTTGGATGGTTTTTGGTAACCTGTTAGTTCTTTCATCTGTTCATCTGTAATAAACATAGAATTGTTATTCACGTTTATGTCCTCATTGAAAAACTCACAACGTAATTTTCCCTGGTGTTGGCCAGCCTTGCGCTGGTCTTTTTTAATAGCTAATCGCTTACCTTTTGGTATTACTAATTTGAGTGGGGTAAATTCAGATGGGATAATGACTATTCGCTCTAGACTACTTCTTCAATGTGTCAAGAAATACCCCAAAATACCCTAAAATAAACGATAAGTGCAGGCACTATTATAATGCCGATAACCAGTAGCTCGTGCCCACCTAAATGAATATCGCTTAATTCACCACGCTTAAATCTAATTTGCGGGTCAATGACGGCATCGGCATGGGCAAGATGTCCAACTTATCAGTTCGAAAGCAAAGGCGGCGCTGATAAAGAGTAATGTCGTGATTAATAGTTTGATGATGTCAAGTTTCATAGTTGAACCTTTGTAGAATTAGCTTACTTCTTAACGCAAATCGCTTTGGCGTTGATATCCTTGACAGTTTCAAATTCACGTTCAAACTGTTTAGCGGCGAAGTGACACATATTTTCGGTGTCAAATTCTTGGATATGAAAACTGACTACGCTACTTAATGTGTAAGGGCTGGCGTACATAGCCAAGATTAAAATCACATGCTGTTTTCTCCTTAACTAAGAAAATGCTGTTATTTCCTTTTAATTGCTTCCAGTAATAAATCCCGTATTGCCCGTTTTGAATTGCGCCTTTTCATGACCACTTCATCAAGCGTATCTTTAGCGACGATATGATGGATAAAGACAGGACGGTTATGCCCTGCTTGCGCTTGACTGTGGTGGGGCCGATACGTTCGATAATTTGCTAGTACTGCTCCAAGTCCCACCAGTGGGAGAAAAAGACCAGAATATTACCGCCGTCCTGTAAATTTAAGCCGTGTCCACAGCTTGCAGGGTGGGCAAAAAGTAACGGGACTTTGCCATTATTTCAGTCAATAAGAGGGTTTGTGGGTTGGCATCTAAATTTTTCCCTTTTGGAGACGCGTTTAAAAGTCTTTCAAGGTCATGTTTCCAGTGGTAAGCAACCAGCGCTGGCATCCCTCCTGATTCATTAACAATACTTTCCAGTGCCTGGATTTTGGCATCGTGTATCACTGTCCAGTTGTAATTGTCATCGCTATAGATAGCGCCACTGGCAATTTGAAGGTTTTTATTGTTTTTGCAGCGGCATTTAACGCTTCAATAGCGCTATCGCACAATTCAAGAAACAGTTCTTTTTCCATGGCCTGATAGTGTGCTCGCGCTTTTGCAGGTAGCGTAACGTTGATAACGTTGTGTATCGGTTCATCGATGTCAAACCAGTCAGCGGCATTAAGGGATAACGTGACATCGCTGAGTGCTAACTGAATTTGCTGATGTGCAAACCCTAAAGGCTCAAACCTGCTCCATTGTTGGCTAGGGAATTGTATACGGTTGAACCAGCAAGATGTGAACGCGTTATGGGTTCTGCCTAGCCGTTCGCCCTGGTCAATAAACCACGCTTGTCCCCATAAGTCCATCAAGCCATTAGGTGAAGGCGTACCAGTCAGATTTACCCAGCGATGAACAGATTTATGCGCTATTTTCGCGAGTGCTGCGGTGCGTTTACCGCCTTTACGTAACCGGAATGATTTTAACCGTGTGCTCTCATCGGCAATAATTGTGCCAAAAGGGGCCAACTGTCCCCAAGGATGTCAACCAGCCAGACGAGATTGTCATAGTTAACCGTAAATACGCTGGCATGGGCATTTTTGAGTGCTGCCATCCTTGCTTTGGCGTTGCCAATGATGGGTTGCACTTCGATATTGCGCAGATGGTTCCATTTAAGCGCTTCATCCAGCCAAGTGGATTGTGCGCTACCTGTAAAGGGGCTAACACCAATGTGGGTTTGGTTTCACTGCCTGATAAATAGAGATTTTCTAACGCCGTCAGCGTTGCTGCTGTTTTACCCATTCCCATCCCCACCTAAACATTTGAGCGTTTGATATCGAGCAGGTGATTGATAATAAGATTTTGGTAAAGTCGAGGTGTGAAGGTTTTTGCGATTGTCTTTTGTTCAGGCGACAATCTGGATAGTGTTGTCATGGGTATATAATCTGTTCCAGTTCTTTTTCATGGGTAGTTTGTCAGCCAAATACTGGTCATAAATTCGCTGTGCGCCTTTTCTAAGTAAAACAGGGCGATAACTAATGAAACTATTCGCACCATGTGGGCTTATTTCGTTTTGTTTTTCGGTTAAGTATTTATCCCGAGCGGTAGCGGCAACACGCCAGCGTAAATTGTTGCCGGATTTACTTTCGTTATAGAGCCAGTTTTTCGCTGCAAGATAATGATTTATCTGTTGACTGTTTACCCCGTTAAGCATTTTGCTAAATTGGGTAGGGGTCATGCCTTCTTTGAAGAGATTTTTAAGGCAATCGTTTTCGGTTTCAAGATGTTGAACCTGTACACCTAATAGTTGAACTTTTTTATGCTGCTCAGCCCATGCAATGGCGGATTCAGCAGGGTCAAGGAAATTAGGTAAGCCGAAATTTGTTGGGTCAATGGGAGCTAATTTACCCGTTCTGTAATCAATGAAAATCTGATTAACCATCAATCTGAATTTAGGCGAAATCCAGCCTGCATATTCAATCGCTAAAAGTTCATGAGCAAAAGTGCCTGGTGATGAACCACCATTAACGGCATGAATCACTTTATGAGTAGACTGCACATTTGCAGTTTGCTTACTTTTCAATAAGTTAGCCTCTAATTCTGAAATAAGTTTTTTTGCTTGTTTAGTTCGTAACCATTGGTTAGGTGCTTTGTGTTCACCTTCACCACTGGCTTTATGTAACGCGTTTATATTAAAACGGCTATTTTCGTCAGTGTAAATTTCAACACCAGCGATCATAGGAAAATTTTTATTTGGTATGTTCATTAAATTTGACATAAGGAGGATCCTTAATAATGAAATTGATGAAAGATTGCCCCCTATAGAAAGGGGCGTTAAGATTAATTAATGGCGTTCTAGGAAGTGGGTAAGCTCACCTTTGTACTAGTGGTGAGTGCGAGCGGTAATTATCCCGATTTGGTGATGATGGAATTGTTCAAAAAGCTGTTTGATTTCACTTAATACGGTATCGATATTCTCACGTTTATGTAGAAGTCGTTTAATCGTCTGCTTTTCAGCCTCATTAATAATCTGGCGTAATGACTCGGTGATGTAGTAAATCCGACTGCATTCGTCAGCCATTAAGGGGATATGCTCTACCTGAAAACGCTCTGGTGATGGCGTGCCGGTCACTTCACGTAACGCTAGCCACACCGCATTACTCCATGAACGCTCAAAACGAAAACTATTTGTTATACACCAGACTAAATGTGTTAAATTACGAATGTCTGAATGGCTAAAACGCTCTGCAGCTTTAGTTTGGGGTTGAGGAGTAGAGTTGGCGGTTTGATTAACTGTTTGTTTATCGAGGATATCCAGCACCCATTTTCTGAACTCTTTTGCTACTGGCGTATTCGCAAACATAGCGATCAGATGTGTGCCTCTTAGAGAGAAACTGCGGACATCCATGTTTATATTTCCGGTTTTTCTAACGGTCATCGATTTGATGACCGTTTTCATGTCCTGCCCAAATTCATCAAAATTACATTTGTAAAGATTACTTATCGATTTGGCATTGGAGTATTCTAATACCTTTGCGAGCACGGCAGAAGTGAACCAGATTTGCTCGTTATGGGAAATAGTTTCAAGAATAGTGTCGAATATTAAAGTATTCATAGTAATGATTTCCTTCTTAAATTAGGACAATCACCACCTTTGAGGTCAATCTTGGGTGGCGAACTGGACAAGGTTGACCTTACCGGCTAAGAAGGATCCCGGCGAGCCTTTCGGCTCCCCCATCCAGCCCACCATTGATTCTTGATATGGCAGACTGACGCATAAAAAAACACGCTGACGGCGTGCTATGCGCCTTCTTAGTTACGGCGTTACGGCGAGAAGGTCAATCCCGACATCTGATTTTGCAGATGGAAATAAACTATAGCGCATGATTTCTTCTTTCGTCAATGGGTATTTAAACAAGTTCACTTTTTGCTGCTTCCTGTTCAGCGGCAAGAATTTCTCTGAATTTCTTTATAGCTTTCTCGTTGTAGCGAAAGGACTCAACCTCTTTGTTACTGTAAGGCGATTTATCGGGGTATGTATCGCCATACGCTTTAACTTTCATTTTGTTGTCATTAGCGATCCTCCCAATCTTATTTGCGGAAACATTAAACATTTTACCAATCTCTGTGGCGGTATAGTGTTTTTCAGTGATAAGCGGCAAGGGGATCACTTCACTACCCGGAATCGGGTTTATCAATCCGGCTATAATGGTTTGTCTGGCGTTATCGGATAGATGCGTTGCCCATTCAAATATCTTCTTCACATTTTCCATTTGAATTTGTATGGCTTTCGCCTGAATTTCTATCGCCTTTGCTTTACGAAATTCAGGCAATCCGCTTCCTTCGTCTTTGTGATGCTTTTTAATGCTATAGCTTCCGTGTTGACGTAATGCGGGTAACACCTCTTCACATACCCAATCCTGAACACGTTCAACAGAGGGGAGTTTGCTTTTTAGTATCAGACGGTAGAGATCGGATTCTGGCGCGAGTATGATTCCTTTAGGGTAAAAAGCCTAAATTCAATTCCGTTGTTTCACCGGAATTAAGTTTAATCAATGATTTACAGTGATTATTCAGAGCATCATGCGGGTCGGCATATCCAAGCGCCTTTGCCAGTTCTACGGCAAAGAATACTGGTTTGTTTTGATAAATGGTTTCTTGTAACTTGACACCCAAATTATCAGTTTTAAACGTCATTAATTCGGTTTTGGTAATTTTAGACATAAAAATATTTCTCCGTAATGAAACGAATTAAGGTATTAACGTGAAAGATTTTGCAGATTGAACCCTAAACCCGTTATACTTACCAAAAAGGAGGATTCCCTATGGGTCAGGTTGCATTTGATACACTACAGGCATCAGAAGAGCTTCAAACGGCTGGACTTACTAGTCAGCAAGCTAAAGCTATTTCGCTTGTTGTACGTAAATCGCATGAGGTTGCTGATGTGGCGACCAAAGCTGATATTGCTGATGTTAAGCGTGATATATCTGATGTCAGAAAAGAAATAGCAGATGTTCGTAAAGACTTATCGGCTGAGATTGCTGATGTTTGTAAAGACTTATCGTCTGAAATAACATTGGTTCGTAAGGATGTTGAAGCCTTAACTAATAGTCTTCTGATAAAACTAAGCGGTGTCATGTTAGCTATTGTTGGTGCTGCAGCAACGATTGTAACCTTAATTATAAAACTGGTTTAAAAAGTAAGCTTTTAGTCTACAGCGGGTAAAATACTGCTTAGATCCTGACTGTCCAGTACGATGACCTGATGGCCCATTGCAAAAAGCCGTGCGTGTTCGCGCAATTGGTAGGGGGTGGGCTTTTCGCCTGATGCTTTGCACTCCTCAAAAATAATCTTGCCATTGGGGAGTGCAACTAATCAGTCAGGCACGCCTCGTCGCCCGGGTGAAACAAATTTATAGGCAATACCGCCGATTTTTTTCGCACTTCATGCACCAAATGTTTTTCAATGCTCTCTTCCCTAACTAACCGCATGAATACGTCCTTTTAATATTCTCCCGTTTGATTTGCATAATGCAAAAATCAGCGCGGTTCTCACTCCAGATACGGTTATTACGATTACGCGCCAGTCGGTTTGCCTGTGACCATGCGCGTGCGACTTTATGGTATCGCCCTGACTGCTCAAGGTGTACCGCATCGGGCGCCGCGTTAAAATAAAGTAGACTATCATTTTTTCTAAAGGCCATGATGTTTATTTTATCCTTTGTGTTATTTATTCCTTTCGATATCGATAAGTCTCAAAGCCAGCTGCACTAAGCGGTAAATCAAAAGCCCAGTCACGCTTAACACTTAAGAGTTTGCTTAATTCCTTGGCTGAGAACTGTGGGGTATCCGGCGCTTCGCTGATAATTTCATCATGGACGGTTAAGACAATCTCATAACCCGCCTTTTCAATAGGTGGCATGTTATAGGCTAAGATATCTCACGCGGCGGCTTGACAGATATTTTCGCAATTATGAACAATTAAGGGCCGATCGGGTGTTGCTATTACAAAACGGTTGCGAGCCCTCAATTGATCAGGTCGTAAACTTCCGCGATATGTTGGGTGTTCCACTAGTTGTACTGGACTTACCCCTTTTACCAGGCGGTAGTAAAGCGTGCTTGAAGCAATCCCTGTTAGGAGAGCTAATTCCTGTATATTCATTGTGCCGGGGGAGTCTGCACGTATCGTGCTCGTCGAGTATTTTGAGCTGGTTGACGCTATGTAGCCCAGTGGCATTTTTTGGGGTGGTAACCTGCATTGTTGTTGATGCGATCTAAAGATAAGCCGGGTTGGTATGTTTTGCCCATGTCTACCCAGAAATTGCTGAAACTTTTTTGCCACCGTTTGCAAACCGTTATTCCTCGACCGCCATAATTTGGCCATGCTTTGTGGGAAGGGCGAGTACATCTGGCTAACATGCTGCTCCATACAGTAAAAGTGGGGGGTGTTTTGACATTCCGTGCTTTTGGTTCTTGTATGATATTGTTTGTGCCTTTCGGCATCCGCAAGGAGGCAGTTATACTTTTTTTTCTTTGTTTTTGTAATTCTATTGCTGCTATGATTATTTCGTGTCCACAGGTGCAACGTGCTTTCCAGATCGATTTCTTTCCGTCTGAACCGTGGTAGTTCATAGCCGTCAGGTAGCCGACACGAAGACCTGTTATATCTTTTGCTCTGTGATGCACTTTTCCAACCCTTTTCCGTCAATACTTGGTGATCAGGGGTCATCCAAACTCCGTAAGCCTGAATAACTTCTTCATTACCATTAAAAACACTGCCATCTGTGCGTACCCATTCGATACCATCCCATACATAAGCATCTTGTGGAACGATTTCTATAGGCGTCCAACCCGTTATAGTCAACAAAAGTGTTCCTTTGGAGAGACATAATTTCCTCCCGTAGGTTTTTAATCTTTTACATTTTCGGCTGTAGGGATTAATACCCATATAGGTAATTTGTCGATTTTCTATTCGCGCAGAAGGGTAGCAAATACTCCGCCCTGACGGTAAATAAATCTTGTGCCAGCCTTTATCGCGAGGGACGGTAAGTTTACGGCACTTAAAAGGTATATTCGGCACCTGAATGGCCTATTTTACCGCATCTTCAATTTCGTACCAGAATGATACGGTTTGCGGATGTGGATTGCGCCACATGCGTTTAAGGGAATCGCAGGTAGCAAAGACCTTTTCGCTGAGGCCATAAGTTTTATCTGTTTCAACGGATTTTTGATACCAGCGCATCGCCTCTCGCTTAACGTTAGGCGGTATGTTAGGTAATGCGGCTTCCGCCAGTTCATCTAAATCCAGACCGTAGGCGAGGGCGAACGTCAGAAATGCAGCAACGTCACCGCCATAGCCCAAGCCCAGCTCCATCACCTTACCTATTTGTCGTTGGGCTTTAGTGACGTTTTCAGGTAAAAGATTAAATGCGCGCGCGTAGGCGAGTTTATATAAGTCATCGCCTTTGCCGCTATCAAATTCGCTAAAAGCGTTGACTTTCTAGTTTTCCCCCGCCAGCCATGCTAACATGCGTTCTTCAATGTTTGACAGGTCAGAAATAACCAGTTTTTTACCCGGTGGCGCGATAATACATCCTCTTAGCGCAGAACTGGTCAGTTGCATAATATTATCAAAAATGAGTTCGGCGCAACCGGCTTTTAACGCTTCAATCCCGTTATCAATCGTCTTTTGGTCAAGCCTGGGTCTTGGGAGATTATCGGGCTGAAAAATCCTCCCCGCCTAACGTCCGGTGCGTGAAGCGCCACAAAATTGCTTAGTCCCCCTAAGTCGTCCATCTGCGCTTACCGATTTTAACAGCACTTTGTATTTACTGGTGCTGGTTGTGCACGATTGCAGACGGACTGACAGCAGTTCGCGTTAAAGCCAGTGGAATATCAAGGTCATTAATGCGGCGCTGTAGCGTGCTGGCTTGCATATCCGGTAATGTGATGCCAAATGCCGAGACGATATGCTGTAGCAGAGCATCGCGTTGCGTTGCGGTCTGTACGGTGTTGTCTGTTAATTGTTGAGTGACGGTTGATAACCGTTTTTGCTTGTTTTCAACGGCAGTGAAGGCGCTTTTTGCCAATTCAACATCCATATACATCCTACGGCGATTAATTTTTTGGTCTAACTGTCATAAATCTATTTCATCAACATTCATATTCCAATGTGGTAAATGTTGATAAATTTCGCGCATGGCTAAAATATCAGAACCCGCGTATTGCTTAAGACGTTGCCATTCCGCTGGGTGGGTTAACGCCGGGGCGCGTTGTATTTTGTTGTTTTTAGGGCGCGATTTGCAAAATAGCTGTATGAGCGCTTTACCTTCTTTATCTTTGGCTTTATCGCTATTGACGTTGAATATATCACAAAACGAACCAAGCGCGCCGGGTAGTCCATGTGCTAGGGCTTGTACCAGGGTGTCGTGAACACGGGATAACGGTAAGTCAATATTTAACACCGTGTTTAAAATTACCGTATCAAACATGCCGCCGTTATGCCAGACGGTTAAAATCGCTGGGTCATCAAGATAGGTTTTTAAATCCGCGGGCATCGTTTTATCTTGCGTCACATCCCAGACGTTGACAGAGCCGTGATTGTACGCATAAGCGAAAAGTAAAATCTCCGCGTTTTCAGCGTAGCGGTGGGTACCACAATTAATTGGAATGTCACTATAGGTTTCTAAATCGCAAAACAATAAATATTGCATAATTTATTTTTTCGTCTATAGCCTATAAATGGTGCCATCATTTTTAAATACTTGAGCTGTTATCTGAACGGTAGAGCAAGTAAATATAATTTACTTATTGCCGGTTCAAGTCTTGCACAGCCCACCATATTAAGGATTTGATTTCGCCAGTCGCTTATTCTCTTTTCTCAGGTACTTGTTTTCTTCAGCCAGTAATTAGATCATATTGATTAATGTTCTGGTTTCCTCATCGACGTAAACGGGTGGCGATAAGTTAAGCAGATAATGACTGTTGTTATTGGGATGAGCGAGCGTAAGGACTTCAGTCATATTATCTAATTTCATTTTTAAGCCTCCTTATGTGCTAAATATTCCTGATTGTTTCACTACCTTAGGCCGCGGTAGTTCCCGGGTGTTAACTTGCCAATAATTCTTCTTCAGCCATGCTAAGATCGTCAAACTCTTCAACAGAAGAGGCCACACTTCCGCCTGCAAATGCATCACCATCACGGAAAAACTGAACGCCTCTTAATGACGCTGAAACGCCTTTACCATTATTGTCATAGGCATAAAACTCAATGGTGGCGTTAACGTAGCAGCCAACGTATGGGCGGCCGTCTTGTGTGGTTAACGGTGAGGTATTTCGGTCAATGACTAATGGGCGGGATTTATTGCTGGCGCTGATATATAGGTTTCCAGCATAGCCGTCGTATTCTTTATTGTTGCCATCGTGTAAGCAAAAACGGTTAGGATTATTGCAGATGTTGTTATAGATTTTTTTGATATCCTTGGTACCCCATTTTTCCCTAATCACACGTTTGATACCGGCTTTAATTTCTTCAATCAAATCAGTACGACTTTTGGCGATAAGGAAAGTGGCACGGTATTTGTATTCACTCTGACCATTAAACTGAGAAGATTTAAATAAATCAGGAAAAGCCAGACGTACGTTGTTCAATTTGATTTTCATAACGTTACCTTTTGATTAAATGGATTTGTCAGCGAGTGACGCTTCGGTCATATCGTCGAAGTCATTTAAGGGGTGAGTAATAATGGCATGGTGTGGGTCCGATTCCGGTGCAATGACGGGTTTACCGTCTGCCCGTTGAATAAGCGCTTCCAGTTTAGCCCAGCGATTAGGCTTGTCTTTCTTAAGTAATTTTTCAGCCTGGGACGGGTTGATAATTTTCTTGTGGTAGATTTACTCTTGCTTAAGTTTGGCGCATTTTAACAGCACTTCGGCTTCACGCTCATCACACCAAGTACGATTACCCTGTTTGCCAGTAACCAGTTTAAAGCCAGGTACTGATTTCCCAGTATGTAATGCCTCGCGGCGCCCCGATTTCGCAGGGCTTTACAAAAACTCTCTATCAAATCGACATGCTGGTAGAGTTTTGCCATTTGCTTGGTGGGTTAATAGCGTAGTGCGTTTTGTTGCCTCGCTTAGTTGGGGCGCTAAAGGTTGGGTTAAATCGATAAAATCGCCTTTGACTTCGTTATGCACAAACTGCGTCTGGGCAAAACACATCCCGCCTTTTGCTTTATAGAACTGGCATTGCTTGATACCGGGTGAAAAGGTACTATCCGGTAGCGCATCCAGACCACTACGCTCGGCAAGGGTTACCATCTCCATGGCTTTTTGCGCTCTCAATCTGGCTAAGTCACCAAAGTCTTTTAAGTCCTCAACCGATAGCGCCCATTCGGACAGATGATTAAGGCGCGGTTGATGGATAAAAAGCCACACAGTTTTGAAATCATAAACCAGGTCAAACTGATGTAACGCCCACAGCGCATAAAGCATGAGCTGTGCATTGTTCTGTGCCTCCACTTTAACGCCTTTGCCATATTTCAGGTCATGGATTTGTAGCTCATCATCGCTGACAATAATCATATCCGCGGTACCAAACGAATTCTCTACCCCAATGACCGCTGAAAAGTCAACACGTTTTTCAACCTGTAAGATTTTCCCGTCCGCCAGTTGCCAGACGGTATTAATATAGGTCTGGACGTGCTCAATCATCTCTTCATCCACTTGTGGCGAATTGGCTTTTAACAAGGGATACGTACCGATATAATCTTTTGCCTCAAAAAAGCCACACGTTCGCCTACACCCTTCATTATAGGGATTTTGGCGCATTTTTAAGATACTTTCTGCTAATGCATGCGCCGCACTACCTTCTTCAGCAAACGGTGATGTTTTATCGGATAAGGGGGCTTTCCAGTGCGAGACTGCCGTTATAATAAAGCCATCTATGGGCTGATGAGGGGGCAAGTTTTGCATGTTCAGCCATCGCTATCCTCGGATTTATCATTGGCTAAAACGCTTTGTGCTTTCTCGATAAACTGAACCAAATTGTCATCGGTAACGTCACCCATTTTTTTAGCATTGAACGATGCGAGGATGTCCAGCGCTTCATTGCGATATCCGCCTTTGACCAGTTGAGTAATGCAGGCTGAAGCCTCACTGCGAAGCGCAGTAAAATCAATCGGTTTGACTTCCGCTGGGGTAGGTAATTCCGTGAGTAATGACAAGGCAAATTCGCGTCGATCGGTGATACCTGAGATGTTATCCCAATTGGCCAGCGTTTTTAGGCATATAGTTAAGATCTTAGCTTTAGGAAATCTTTGTAATTGCGCTACCCCGTTTAAGGCACAATAAAGTGCATCAATTTGTCCGGTAATGCTATCTGCTTTTTCGGACGCAAAAGTCGCTTTGGCTTTAGTGACTTGCGTATTGTCAGGTTTAACCGCTTTGTCACCAAACAGAACCGACAGGGCGACCACGTGACGTAAATCAAGCGATTCAATATCAACTGGTTCGGTTTTAGGTTCAGGCTTAGGCATTTCAGCAATCGGTTCAACTGATTTAGTAGGTTTCGTTTCGGTCTTCGGGGCTTTAACCTTTTTCTCGGCGATAACCGGTGCTGGCTTGTCTTCGGCTTTAATTAGCACGTCGACAGTAGTCTCAGACTCAATTACTTCTTTATGCTCAGTGATAACCGATGGCGCAACGGGTTGTGGCTTAACATCCGGTGCAAAAGGTTTCGGTTTACTTGCTCTTGTCGGTTCGTTTGGGTCATTCGGGTCATTTTTAAATTGTCCGACCAGCTGGCTAATTAACATTTTATGGGCTTCGGTCAGTTGATTATGGGCGATAACCATTTGCGTGTGGTTTTCTGCCAGTCTTGCCAGCAGAGGGTTATTTGCGGTAAGCATTATGCGTTAACCTCAACGGTATACAGTGACAGGGAATGGGTGATTGGCATTGCGTTTTAGCGCTTCAAGTTTTTGTAAATAGCGTAAGCGCCGGACGTGGTTATTCATCGGAAATCGCTCCGATGACAGGATTTTTACTTTTGCATGGTGGTTTTTCCGATGTAATGCGTTAGATAGGGGATGCTTGGTTATTTAGCCACTTCAAGCGTCGGTGGTTTCCTGGTGTTTTCTTACAAACAAAATTTATAAAAATAAGTTTTAATATTGTTTGCGTTTGCATTTCGTTTTCTGTCAGTGTTGCCCTTTCACGACCGTTATTTTTTACGAAACGGTGCTAATCTTCTCGCCAATCTGATCGTGTTTGGCGGTACATCGCATTTTATGCGTAGGGGTCTAAACAGAAAAATCTGTGCTATTCCGACTTTCTAAATTGTTAAAGAGCAAGGTTGTTTACTTAAATTAATTATTCTAAATCGCATAAATAGTATTATGCGATAAATGCACTTAGTCAATTACTTTTCGCATTTATTTTGATGGGCGTTAAATAAAATTGCGATTTTAGAATAGGCCTTACTTATTCTCTATAGTAAAGCGAATCTTTAACAATACCGGCTACATAGATAATTTTTTCAATAGTTGACGCGGCGAGACGTATTGGCGGATGGTTAGAGTTAATCGAAAGCAGATGAACAACATCATCTCTTTGATACAGAAATGTTTTTACCATAACCTGGCCGTGATCGTCTTGAACGAGAACCTCATCACCAGGTTTATATTTATAGTTGGGTTCCATAACCACGAATTCTCCATGTTGAATTCGTGGCATCATTGATTCACCTTGACAACGAAGGGCAAAAGCATCATTATCTTCAGTCGGCCAAATAATATAACCATAGTCATGTCCAACTGACGATTCTTTAGAATTCCAATATCCACCTCCCCCCAATTGCGTTGTTCCTAATACTGGCACCTTACAAAAGTCGAATGGAATAGTATTGACTTCGACTTTTTTGTATAATTTTGGCTCATTTTGTGCGGAAATATTGGGGGGCATTAAATCTTTATAGAGTAATTCATTAGCCTCCACCCTAAAAAAATTAGCAATTTTTTGGACGATTTCTAATCGTGGACTTTTTACTTCCCCGCTTAACATTCTATGTAGTGTGGGTTGAGGCATCCCAATTCGGCGTGATAGTTCAGCTACGCTTTTGACGCCTTTTTCATCCATTAATTTCTTGATATTCTTATTTAGTTTAGCCGTTACCATTCCCATTATTTTACTCCCCTTTTATTATGTATAAAATTCAAAATATACTTTTACGCATATTATAATTAAATTTAAATAAATTTTTCGCATTGCAAATTTTTATGCGAATTGGTATTTTTAAATACTTAAATGAAATGAGCAATTGGAGAAATATCGTGAATAAGAAATCACCTATAGAAATTGTCAAGGCATTATTAGAACTGGGATTAACTCAATTAGAAATAGAAGCTAATACGGGTATTAAACAGCCTTCAATAAGCCGAATACTGACAGGAAAAAATAAAGATCCACGTATATCTACGATGGTTGCCTTAGAAAAATTTTATTTGGAGCTAATAACTCACTCTTCTTCTACATCAAGGTTAAATAAGTCAAAGGTTAACTAACCTATGCAAATAAACTATTCCGTAGGGCGTAGTGTGAGTGATCAGCGCCCGAGGCCTGCTGTTGCTGGCTCTTTTGCCGAGTATCAGCAGGCGATAAAAAAATTAACCAAGCATATTCATATTAGTCCAACCGATACAAAAGCCATTTTCGATAAAAAGAAAAAAGCCCTTAATTATATCTGGGGCGCAATGAAAAATGCCAAGAAAGGGCGTAATGCACTGAATGCGGGTAACCGCAGCGTGCTATGGCTCGACATGGACGGTTGTACCTTAGAGGCATGGGACACGCTTACTGGCATTCTCCGTTTCTATCAATGTTTCCCTTATACCACTGTTAGCCATGAACATCCTGTTGCTCAGGGTGAACAACGCTGGCGTATTGGTTTTTTGTTATCCCGTGAAGTGACTGCATCTGAGTACAAAACACTAGGCCCACGCATTGAGCAGGAGTTGATGGATTGTTTCGAATTACTCAGTGATTTGGCGATTAAATGGGACCGCTCTGTCTATGAGTCTTCGCATATGATTTTTGCGCCGCATGAAGGTGCAAAATATGAAAGTTTTGAAGGTACCGTGGTTGATGTTGATACGCTATTAGCCTCGGATAATATGCCTGTTATTGAGCATATCGACGTGCATAAGACTGATAATGACGATTTAACTCGTTTAGTCGATTTGCAAAATATCAATGAACAGACGTTTGAATATTTACGTTCCGCATTATGGTATCCGAAAATGTTAAACCAGGCCGAGAACTACCCTTCATGGGTGGATATGGGTAATCGCATTGCCTGGTTTAAAGATACTAACTTTGAAGAGAAAGCTAAAAAGATGTGGCTTGATTGGTCTTCTGTGGCCGCTAAAGGAAACTTATCCGCTGCAGAAGACAAATGGCCTGAACTACGTGCCGATAGAACGGGCTATCAAGCGATATTCAGTTTAGCGCAAAAAGCCGGGTGGGTAAATCCTGGTGCCGAGCGATTGAAAACGGCAGTTGCTACGGTAGATGAGTTCGATGACCTGACCAATACTGAAAATTCAAAATGGCCTACGTTTAAACACAATAAAACGTCAGGCCAAATAGAAGCCACCATTGATAATGCGGCTAAAGCCGTCATGTGCCCTGATTTTGTTGGTGTAGAAATTCGGTTTGATACTTTCCGTGATGAGATCATGTTTACGCCTGTTGGCACTAAAGAGTGGCAAACCTTTACTGATGCTGATTATTCACGACTGCGTATCACAATGGAAAAGCAAGGTTTTAAAGCGGTTGGGCGAGAGTTAATTCGCGATGTGGTATTACTGGCTGCGGATGAAAACCCCTTTGATTCCGCCATGGAATGGATAAAAAGCCTCGAATGGGATGGCTTACCGCGTATCGAAAAGTTTTACCATACCCATTTTGGTACTGAGGATAGCGCTTATACGCGTGCGGTATCGCGCTACATGTGGACAGCCCTTGCGGGACGGGTGTTAAAGCCCGGTATCAAAGCGGATATGGTGCCAATTTTGGTGGGTGCACAAGGTTCTGGAAAATCTTCAGGTGTGGCGGCGTTATCCCCTGATCCGGCTTTTTTTACTGAAATTTCCTTTGCTGAGAAAGATGATGATCTGGCGCGTAAGATGCGAGGCTGTCTGGTGGCAGAAATTAGCGAATTACGCGGACTTAATACTAAAGAGCTTGAGTCAATTAAAGCCTTTGTCACGCGGACACATGAAAAGTGGATCCCCAAGTTTAAAGAATTCGCCACACAATTTCCTAGACGCTCATTGAGTATTGGTACTACGAATGAAGATGAATTTTTAGGCGATAAAACCGGTAATCGGCGTTGGTTACCTGTTGAAGTTGGAAAAATGGATGTAGAGGCTATCAAAAAGGATGTGATTCAGCTTTGGGCAGAAGCACGAGAACTCTTTAACGAAACGGGTATTCAATTTCAAGAAGCAGAGCAATTGGCCAATCAGGTACATGAAAAATATTTTATCAAAGATGCGTGGCAAGAAATTATTGAACGTTGGTTAGATGAACCGGATTTAATGACAGGACAAAAACCACGGGCACGGCAATTTTTACGGTCAGCGGATATTTTGCGTGAAGCATTGAATTTGGAACCGAAAAATATATCGCGACGTGAACAAATGCGCATTGGCAATGTTTTGCAAAATTGCAATTTTAAACAAGTTCTGTGTCGTGTTGATGGAAAAGTTTGTCGGGTTTGGGAGAGGTGTAACAACCAGCAACAACCTAAACCTATTAGGTTGTTACACTATTAAATATATTAATATCAATGAGTTAAATTTAGTGTAACAACCTTTTTGCTATTAATAGCTTTAGTAAGTATAGGGCACATAAAAGCATTATAGGGAAGGTTATAGATATCTTACTATATATATTTTTAATAGGAAAAAGGTTGTTACGGTCGTTATGGTTGTAACATTCATTTAAAATCAATAGGTTAATATGTAAAACCTAGTGCTTATACGTTGTTGCAGGTTGTTACGCCTATGAACAGTAAAAATATTCCCGTTCACAACAGGAGTGAAGAAACCATGAGCAGAGAAATCGAAAAAATACTTCTCCACTGGAGTGTGTGTTATGCAGGTAATCTTGTGTAAGCGGTTTACCCCTATGGTGGAATGGATACCCGCACACTCCAAAACATTTCGAATAAAGCAATTAAAGTACTACAGAGGGTAAAATACGATGCGCAGAAATATTCAACAAGTGCTAGAACGATGGGGAACCTGGGCCCGGGATAACAACACCGGGATAGACTGGTCGCCGATAGCCGCGGGTTTTACGGGAGTACTCCCCTTACGTCCATCTCTGCGCCCTTCGTGCTCAGATGATGATGGGCTGATTATCGATAATTGCGTTTTACAACTGCAAAAAGTGCGGCAGCCGGAAGAGCTCAGTCTGATTATTGCATATTACGTTAACGGCTATTCGAAGCGGGCCATCGCTCGCCGACGTCGAGTGGATGAACGGCTGATACGGGCAAAATTACAGATTGCCGAGGGGTTTATTGACGGTTGCTTATCCCTGCTGGCCGTGCGATTAGACATGGACCCCGAGGTTAAAATTTATGCGCCAAAAAACAGTAAAAAAAGGATTAGTGCGGTCCGCAAAAAGTTTGTTAATGTGGTACGAATGGGTGATTTAGTCTAATAGAATAAACCAAAATGATGAGCTGATAGCACCATCGTAGGGTATAAATTATTCACTAGTTTTTGCACGCTCGCGCTCCACTTCATAGAAATATCTGTTTGATAAAATTTAAATATAAAAACATAAACTAATATTGAAATTACCTCGCTGATACATGTGTACCGCGCAATAACCCTTTTCAAAAAAATTATCTTTTAATAAACTTATTATCGAGAAATAAAAATGACTGAAACAACTAAAACCGAGTCTATTACTCCCCTTAAAATTGAATTAGGTGTCGCCGCTAATCTAGTGAAAGGATATTCGCCCGGCTGGAACCCTACGAGTGGAAAACTGGATATTCTTAATAGACCAAAAGAGCAACCCATGAAGCCGCAAACGCCAGAACCGTCTGGAAAGAAAGGTGATTGGGGATACCCTGTAATAAGCTTACATGAAACTGCAGAAAGTTTAATAACAGAATTGCTCGGATACAAGATAGATGCACCGGCTATCGATGACGCAGCCCCATCTCTTCCCGCCGGTTCATTGCTTCTATCCGCGCCAACAGGGCAACAGGCAAAGGAAGCGCTGAAGGAAACTTTAGGTGTCTCTCTGGAAGATACCACTCTTCGTTATGCCCTTGTCAAGTTGACACGATTTGACGAAACACTGCTTCACACCACGAAAGAACATGGCATCCTCACAACAGTCCATGCCTTGAAACCTAACTCCCGCATTGGGGTTAATACTGATTTTATGCGTTCAATGGCTCGCCTAAGACATTTTCCCGTATCGGGTGGTGACGATGTCTTTGATGAATTAACACCCGTAGACGCTAATGACTATCTGGCTCAATTCGCTCAATACGGTACCCATTTTGTTTCGTCAATATCTGTTGGTGACCAAGTTGTTCAGGTATTTACATACGAAGAAGAGCGTTTTAAAAAAGTGAAAGAAGGATTTGAAAAAAATGATTTCACAGGCCCTAATTCAGTGAATTTCACAAATTATACAACGGATGTCAATAAAGGGAAATTCGCTTACGTAAAAGAGTACGGAAAAATTCTTTGCTTCAGCAATAACAAACAATTTCAAGAAAGTTTGAATAAAGGACTATGGAACGAAAAATTTTGGGCTAAACATGACAGTGTATTCCAAATTTTTAGCGAAGATACGGAGGTATCACGTATATGGTTGAATAAAAATCTTACCGAGCAAGCACCTATCGAACTCACGCTTGCCCCTCTAACAACATTTACCGAGTACAAGAGAACCACTGTATGGCGCCGGATTTTCAAAGCAGCGATGTCAACCGTTTTCGGTGATACCATTAATCCTAATTTTAAGCCGCAAGACGACCCTGACTTCTCGAAAATAATTCTGGAAGACCAGCCTGGTGTTATTTCCATCATCGCGACGCCGACTATCAACATCTATAAAGCGCGACTTGATTTAGATGGCATGCAGTTTAAAATGCAGGAAGAGGTACAAACGTTTATCTCTTACGGTTATGTTGTCAGCGGCCCGTCAAGGAATGTAGTGAGTTTGCCTGGTGAAAATGTTCGACTATTCGGCTACACATTGGACATGCGGGCAACCGGAAAACCCAACATAATCTCACTAACTCCAAAAGGGTTCGATGGTTTACAGCTCGGTTGTGAGCATTTCTTTGGCGTAGCACGCTTCCAAACTTCCGATGGAAGTAAACATTTTCTGGTAAGCGATGGATTACGCTACGATTTGGATGGAAACGGTTGGCCGTCCATTACCCACGACGTCAGACAGCCACCGAGTGCCGCCTATTTATCTGACTTAAAAGATAGTATCGAATTTTCGCTGGCCTTTGGCGAGTCGGTCCTTGGTATACAAAGCGGCACAAAAGGGGATAGTCCAACGCAACAGCTAGCGCGTGGTTACCTAAAGTGGGTAGGTAAGGTCATTCCAGCCGATACCCAAAATCAGGATTTGCTGACGATGCGTTTCCGAGCACTTGACTTGAGTAACTATTCACCTAACAGCGGATATGGGGCATTTGTGCCAATTTTACCCGCCACTGAGTACGAAAACTCAGTCAAGAAAATTATGGATTATCTTCAAGAAATCCAGCGTGAAATTAGTGAAAACACCAGCCAAATTAATCAACGCAAATTAGCTGAATTAACCAACGTTACAGCAAAAACATTGAATGAGAATATTGTTCAATCTGGAGAATTACTCACCGGTCTCATCAAAGCGAATGCGCAATCATCAAAAGACTTGTCTGGTTACTATGATTCGGTCATTAAAACAAATAAGAAGGAAGCCAAAGACCAGCAGAACAAAATTAACGTATTATCCAATGCTGTTTTCGAGCAACAAGCTGAAGTTGATCAAGCAGGGCAGAAATACAAAGCGGCTGTTGAAAAATGGGAAACGATGCAAGCCATTATATCTGGCTTAGACGTCGTGACCAATACATTCAGCTTCGGTACTGCCATTCTCATCCCGGAAAATACGCTTACAGTAGTAAAAGAACTGTGCACAATAGCACAACGTATTCAGAAACTATTGAATGTATTGAATGCTGTAATGAAAGTCTATAATTCATTAGATGCCCCAATGAATGATATTACTCATGCCAACAAAACGCTAGATGGTCTTGATAAAATCGGCTATGGCGATATAACGGCATTGAATTGGGAAGAGCTCATTTTAAATTTGGATACAGTCATGGCTTATGGGCCTGATATTCCTGAAAAAAACGAACTCGTAAACTCTTTTAAAATTCTGGCGGCCCGAGGCAAAGCGTTAGCCAGTGCACAATCAAATCTACTCCAGATCCAACGCGACATTTATACCAGGCAGTGTCAAAAAGCGTTGAGTAAACGTGAGACTGAGCGTCTAAACAAGTTAGTTGACACGTTACATCCTGCAAAAATTGAGGAATTGGATAAAGAGGCTATTGATTTAGTAGGATTGACCCGCAGTCTAGACTATCTACACCAACAAATGCTCACAACATTAGCCAAATCTTTTCTGCTTCAAGATCAAGCGTTGCAGTATGCGTGGCTCCAAAATCCAACGCCAATCGCGAGTTATAGTCTGTTAACTTTCATGCGCTCTCGCATCACACAAAGCCAAGAGACAGAAAGAGCTAAATCCTTACTTTTGCAGTGTCAAGCCTCAACGACCAAACCTATCAGTCTGGACATTAAAGGGGTAATAGCGGAAAACATGAGTAACGGGAACACGTTTGAAATCATTATCGATCCTAATCATCCCAAATTTAAAGAATACGTCAATCTGCGCGTTCAATCCGTAGTTGCTGAAGTTATAGGTGTAAAATCAACCGAAAGTGGAAAATTTCTTGTTAACTTGACGTTTGAAAATAAGCCCTTCATTGACCGCAATATTGAGCGCGAAAACCTTCGTTTCAACACTCCATGGCGTGAGCGGACTTATGAGTATGACGTCGCAACAGGAAAGCCAAATTTTACCGATGAAGGAAAATCGTGGTCAGAGGGAGTCAATTGTGTAACGCCTTTTGGCGCTTGGTTGGTATCATTGCCTAAAACACAGACTAATCGCGGATTGGTTTTCAAAAACGGCGTAACCGTCGACATCCGTCTGACATTCATTGTGAAAGCGAGGATCGTTGATGCGTCTAGAAGGGTCATGAATAAGGATAGTACTCAACTCGATAACCGTGCTTTAAAAGCCGAAGAACTGCACAAAAAGATTATGGCCGCAGCAGGTATTAGGGGGTCTAAGGAAAGCTTAATTAAAACGCTATATGATGCTAACGACGCAACCAACGGCTGGGATGTTGTGTTTAATATGGAGAAAAAGGCTATCAACGAGGCCTTAAAATTACAATACGACGATCTCAAAAGTAGCACCACATACAAAAATACTATTGATGTAAGAACAGAAAATAATATAGGAGGTGGAGTCACTGCAATCAAAAAATTCCATATAGAATATGGTTACCCATTGTTAAATTTTGAGGAAAATAACGAAACAGATGTTAGGCTAGAGATGCGGATAGAGAAGGGAGCGTTAATAAAGTGCGCGAAAATTCGAGAAAATCCGGAAAATTGTGATCCAGAGATAAGTATAGAAGGAAAGACACTCACCGCTTACGTTGAACTGTCGAAAGTGTCAGGAACCACTTCCGAAGGTAATAAAATATTAGATGTTAAGCTAAATATGGCCAAGGGCGCTTTCAGCATAGAAAACATTGACATAAGTGATGAGGAGAAAGTCGAGTTAAATAAAGCAATCAAGGCGTATTTTGTCAACAATAAAGTGGAGTATCTTATTAACAGGTTAGACCTGACTCATGTACCAACCCTTGAAGCGATGAAGCCAAATGGTTTTCGATTCAAAGTCCTAAAAACTGAAGCTAATGTAGACATACTACAGCTATTTATTCAGACTGGAGATCGAACTAAATTTCCAAATGAAATGCATCTCAATAATGTGTCCGAACCATTGCCAGAAGGTAGTGAAACGTCTTTACTGGTTCGTAGTGGTTTATTCTTCTCTGAAGTACTACCAGAAAGCTTGGATAAATCTAAAGGTTGGAGTTTGATAGGAAAAGAACCTGCAGACAATAATAAATGGCATGCTGAGTTTAATAGTGCACCTGTTTCGGCTATGAATATAGATCTTAGTAAGCTAACAAGAGAATCGGCAAGTAAGTATGGAAGTCAAAAAGATGAGTACTACTTTGAGAAAAACATGATTGAGTGGAATTTATCAGGGATGAGCATAACGCCTCTAGAGAATGGAGAAACTAGGCTATCTGGTTCAAAGGAACAGAAGATTAATATTAAAACCCATACGACAATTCATAGTTACAGAACTGGTAAGAAGACACACCAATATGGATCTTTTGATAACAACGCTCAGTCTAATGTTAATGGTATAATTTCGATTAAGATCGGTGGTACTGGACGCCAACAAAATATTACCACTACAATGGAAAATAACTTAACAGTTACTGGTAAAGTAGCTGGAGGTGGTCCGTCTGGTTCTGATGATCTACAAGCCCAAGTAAATCAACAAATTCGGGAGAAAGTGCCTCCACAAATTAAGATTCAGCTGAATAATATCAGATTTTCTCCGGTCTCGTTGTTCGCAATTAAGAATTTACTTTTCCCAAAAGATAATTACATTAATTTTGAAAAAGTAGCAGTGCCGGGAGATATGCTTGTTTTGGGTAATTTTAATAAGGATAAAAAAACTAATTGATGGGACTAACAGTATCGCGAAAGAGACATGCCTTAAAGTTTCTATATTTTAAGAAAACAGAGTATATCGTGCGCTTGTTCTTACTATATACAATCGTAATTTTTTTATAATTTAAATTTCCTCATCGGAGCCAGTATTTCCTGGGTAAAAAGAAGCCTTTTAATATTTCATAGAAAAATACACCACCGGCTCCTCTTACAGCTAGAGCTTTGCCACTTGTCTATTGGGCGTATTTTCGCTCAGTGACTGGGCGCTGATTACCGGTATCGTTTGTACGCTATTGACCTGTGGAGTGAATTGGTACTACCGACATAAAGAATACCGTTTTCGGGTGAGAAAAGAGAATGAGTCCTGACCTTAAACGACGACTGGTGACTGCAATGGCAGGAAGCGCCGTTGCTATTGCGGCGGTATTAGTGCAATGGCACGAAGGCATGATGCACAAACCCTATAAAGATGGGGGTGACGTGCTAACCGTGTGCTACGGGCATACCGGGAAAGAGGTTACTCCCAGTAAGCGCTACACAGACGCGGAATGCCAAGCGCTGCTGGAGCGTGACCTGAAAGCGGCGATGGTCGTGGTTGAGACTCACGTTACCGTGCCGCTGACTGAAATGCAGAAAGCTGCGCTAACCTCATTTATCTATAATGTGGGTAGCGGAGCTTTTGCACGCTCAACGTTACTGAAAAAACTGAATGCCGGTGATATGCGCGGCGCCTGTGATGAAATGCGGCGCTGGAAATATGACGAAGGCAAGGTATCAAAAGGGCTGGTTAATCGCCGGGCGGTAGAGCGTGAGCTTTGTCTACCGGATTAACGGCATGCATTGGAAACTCCTTTTCTCAGCTGGATTACTTGCCACGATAACCGCCCTTTCCATCGTAGTCAGGCTTCAGTATATCAAGAATGGCCGCCTGAAACTGGCTAACCAGTCGGTGAGTGCTGAGCGTGACGTAGCCCGTGCTTAGTTTACCCATTATGCGCAGGCAGTTGATATTTTTAACACGATAGCGGGAGGCCCCACCCAGGATGCCCACCAACAGGCCGTACACCAATCACAGCTTCAAATTATTGAGATACAGCAAGCGATACAGCAAGCGATTACGCCTGAACGCTTTGCTCATCTGCATGTGCCTACTGCCGCTGTTAACCGGTTGCGTGCGCACGCCGATAAAATATCTTCCCGTGCGGCCAGCACCCATCCCTAGCACACTACTCGATGATTGCGCTTTGCCAGTTATTTCTAAACAGATGACTTGGATTGATAGCCTGATACTCAATGTGTAACTGCTACTGGCGCTGGAGATGTATAACCAGGATAAGGCGGCCATCAGGCAGATTGAAAATAAGCGAAAATAATTTCCAATGCTAACGCTTATAATCCTGCGAGCGTGCGGCTAAACATAAACATTAATTTGAAATAGGTGAATGATGTCTGAAAACAATTCTCCAGAAATAACAGTAAAAATAAAGACTGATAATAGAGATATGTTAAAAACTTTAATGATAAAACAATATGAATGAAAGGGTTAAACAGCAGTTTGACTATCATTAATTTTGTCATTGTTGCCTACTGCGGTTGGATAGTAACCAGTATTATTGATTTAATGAGCATTATCATAGTTAAAATCAGCATTTTGTTCGTTAAAGTGAAAATAAAATGAAACTTAAAATGTTGAAGCTAAGATTAATGATATTCAATAACACCGCTATTAAACCCTATTATGTTAGCAATCGACATATTACTGGATACCAACTACAAAAGCGTCGTCTTGAGGTGTGGAAAGATAACCCGTACTGCGTGGTGTGTGGTCGCCTGGTCCATTACCCGTCAGGATTTGAGCTTGATCATATCATCCCGCTGTTTAAAGGGGGTGCTGATACTATTGAGAACTGTCAAATCTTTTATATAGGCGAAGACAGCTGCCATCAACGAAAGACAAAAAGCGATTTGACAAGCCCTTATTTTTAAATACAAAACAGGGGGGTCAAAAAAAGTAACCGCCCTACTTTAAAAAACCGCCCGTCCTCTCATTCACAGAAAAAATTCCCATTTTAAAGAGATCAACATTTGTGAAAAAACGATACGCTAACAATAAAAAAAGAAATTTGCTGAAGCTTTGCACGCCGGTAAAAATCAGCGAGAAGCCGCTATTGACGCTGGTTACAGCGAAAAAAGCGTAATATCAAAAGGCAGCCATTTAGTTAAAGACAAAGACGTTGTTAAATATTTGAAAATGTTGATCGCAAGTATGAAAATTAATCAGCCTGTTGACGAAAAAGATAACCTGTCAGATGAAGAACTGAAAGATTCGATTAGGGTGATGACGTTAATCATGGTTAGCAACATAACTACCGTTCCAAAACTGGCATTAGACGCAGCAGCTAAATTAGCGCCGTATGTTCACAGAAAGCTAGATGATCCGGGAAAAAAAGAGTTAAAAGCAGAGAGAGCGCAAGCAGTTAATCGATTTACAGCGTTACCTATACCATCCTTTAAACATTAAATAACCACTGCTAACTTAAACAAAAACAAGGGCCAGATTATGGAACAGTGGTCAACCGCTTGTCCAGATTGGACTGAGCGTATAAAACAGGGAATATCAATCATTCCTAAGCCTATTTACCGTGAACAGGCCGAGTAAGCACTCAATATTTTCAAACAGCTTAAGATTGTTGATGCACCGAATAGCCCTACATTTGGCGAATCGTGCGTTCAATGAGTATTTATTTAGTTGCGACACTTTTTGGCTCCTACAATGTTAAAACGGGCAGAAGACATATCACTGAAGTTTTTATATTGATACCTAAGAAAAATAGTAAATCAACGTTAGCGGCTGGCTATACCATTATCGCCCCGACAGTTGAAGTGGCGAACAATGCGTTTAATCCCGCTAGGGATATGGCCAGAGATGAGGATGATTTAAATGATCTGCTTCAAGTACAAACACATATCAGAACAATTACACATTGCAACACAAACACAACGTGAAAGGTTGTGGTTGCTGACCCGAATACGGTATCTGGTATCAAATCTGTAGGCACGCTGATTGATGAATTATGGCTATTTGGAAAACAGGATAAAGCCGAAGACATGTTACGTGAGGCGATTGGTGGGCTAGCTTCACGCCCTGAAGGATTTGTCATTTATATCACCACGCAATCAAATAAACCGCCATCAGGGGTGTTTAAACAGAAATTGCAGTATGCACGTGATGTTCGTGACGGCAAAATACACGACCCACATTTTTTACCCGTTATTTTTGAACACCCTACTGAGATGGTAGAAAAGGGTGAGCATCTGTTGCTTGAGAATATTGCAATGGTTAATCCTAATTTAGGTTATTCTGTTGATAAGGCTTTTTAAAATCGAGAATATCAAAAGGCAAAAGAAAGTGGTGAAGCGTCCCTTAGGGGATTTTTAGCCAAGCATGCGAATGTGGAAATTGGATTAGCTCTACGTTCTGATCGCTGGGCAGGCGCTGATTTTTGGTCACAACAATCTGATAGCAAATTGACATTGGAGACGTTACTTAATCGTTATGAGGTTATGACGATGGGTATCGACGGCGGTGGGCTTGATGACCTTCTTGGATTGTCTATTGTTGGTCGCTGCAACGACACGCGAAAATGGCTGTCATGGCATATGCCTGGGGACACACCTCTGTTCTTGAGTGGCGAAAAAGTGAAGCGATAAAGTTGCTTGATTTTGAAAAAGAAGGGGATTTCACTTTAGTGAAATAGGTAGGCGATGACACGCGCGCACTGGCAAATATTGTTGAACATATTTATCAATATGGATTACTCGATAAAATCGGTGTCGATCCAGCAAGAATTGGTGGAATTTTAGATGAAATTGTTCAGCGAGGAATACCACAGGAAAGTATTGTCGGTATATCGCAGGGATGGCGATTAGGTGGCGCCATTCAAACTGCAGAACGCAAATTAGCAGAAGAAGCGTTAATCCACGCAGAACAGTCGATGATGAACAGGTGCGTGAGTAACGCTCGTATTGAGCCAAAAGGTAATGCCATATTAATCACAAAACAAGCCAGCGGTAGGGCAAAAATTGACCCGCTAATGGCGCTCTTTAATGCCATTTCGCTGATGGCGTTAAATCCAGAACCCGCAAAAAAAGAATATAAAGTCTTCTTAGTTTAATCAATATCTTATTTTAATGAAAACCTCGTGTTAACATGGTTTTTCTGGAGTCGTTATGCAAGATAAACGTTCCTATAGTCTTCTGACGATAAAATCCGTCAATGAAGATAAAAGGGAAATAACAGGTGTTGCAACCACACCCTCGACAGATTTTTACGGCGATATTGTTAATCCAGATGGTGGAGTATTTACGTTGCTTATCCCTCTGCTATGGCAACACAATCAGGACGAACCGATAGGTGAAGTGCTAGAGGCCAAAGTTACAAAAGCTGGCATTGAAGTCAAAGCAAAAATTAGCCAGAGTAGCATCACCCTCAAGGTTATCAGCAAGGCTTGAAGAAGCCTGGGAATTAATAAATCTGGGCTTGTAAAAGGGCTTTCTATCGGTTTTAGACCGCTTGAGTATAGCTTCATTGATGAAGGCGGCATTCACTTTACAAAATGGCAATGGAATGAACTTTCCGCTTTCACTATTCCTGCTAACGCAGAATGTAATATTCAAACCATAAAATCATTATTCACCCCGTCTGCCGCGTCCGGCACTAGGCAAAAAAATAAATTATCAAATTCAAAAGCTGGCGTTTCAGCATCAATCAATAAAAAGGAAAGTCAGATGACTATCGCTGAACAAATAAAATCATTTGAATCTAAGCGCTCTGCTAACGATGCTGCTCGTTTAGACATCATGAATAAAGCTGCCGAAGAAGCCCACACACTTGACCAAGAAGAGTCAGAAAACTACGACAACCTAACGGCAGAAATCAAATCGGTTGATGCACATTTATCACGATTGCGTGAAATACAAGATACGCAGATTAAAACTGCAAAACCCGTTGATAACACTCAAAAATCAATCTTAGACGCAGCGCGTAGTCGTTCCGGCATTGTTAATGGCAAAGGCTGGTGAGAGTAGGCTCTCTTTTGAGTATTTGAATGTAAAATCCGGTGGAGTCAAAAACCAGGTTAATTTACTCAACGATAACGCTAAAAAAGCGAAAGATGAAATTAATAGTCATTTTGGTAAACCGGCAATCCTTTCCTCAGACAGTTACCATGATTTAGGTGGTGCTTTTATGCATTATCGATATTAAATCAATGACGAATGGGGTGTAATCGGTTTAATTGCCTATTCTACCAAAGATTATAATGCTACTGCAAAGGAGGATAAAAATGATAAAAAAGATAGAATACATGCTACAGGTAAAGTAACCGGTAATTATGTTTCTTTGATGGTAGGTTCCACTTATCACGTTAATGAATATGTCAGCCTTTATGGATTAATCGGCGGCGCTTATAAGAAATCTTCTTATGAATCAAGTTCACAAGAGTTTAGAGATAATGAATTAATTAATAGCGCTAAACATTCAAATTCAGATAACAAAACCGAGTTGGCTTACGATGTAAGAATGCAAGTCAACTTCTGGCAAGGAGCTACTTTAGATGTGGGCTATGAACGTTCAGGCAGTGGTGATTGGAAAAGAGACGCTTTTACCATTGGTTTAGGATATAAATTTTAATGCGACATCCAGACTGGGCAACCAGACTACCAAATACCCTAAGGGCGGTGATGAGTCGCCCTTTTTCATGGGGTGAACACGATTGCTGTTTGTTTACTGCCGACTGTGTGATAGCCGTTTGCGATTTTAACCCGTGTTTGGAAATTCGCGGACGTTATCACTCAAAGGCGGGCGCATTACGGGTATTAAGCAATAAATTTGGTGATTTACAGCAGGGTGTAAGCCGTTTTTTCAACACGGTTCCTGTTCAACAGGCAGGACATGGCGATGTGGTAATGTTTGATGGGGATGAAGGCTTAATACTGGGTGTTTTATGGACCAACAAGATTTGGGCGGTGACTAATATTGGCGCAAGACCGGTTGATAAAATTCCTATCATGGCATAGAGAATTGAGTAATGGGCAAGACCGTCACAAGCATAATTGGTGTAGGGTTGATGGTGACTGGCGTACTGGCAACCGGCGGTTTGGGGCTGGCGTTGATGGCAGCGGGTTTGGCTGTCCAAACCGCAGGTTCATTGTTATTTCAAGACAAAATGCCAAGCGGGGGCTATCGAGAATAAGCTGAGCGCAAGCAGATTTTACGCTTGTCGACGGCGTCATAAGCGGTGATTGTAGGTAAAACGGTTTGCTCTGGGTTATTTTTTTTGCAGAAGAAGAGAAAGGCGAACAGGATAAAAACGAAAAACTTTTCTTAGCAATCACGCTGGCCGGTCATAAAATTAGTCGCATTGGTCAAATTTGGCTTAACGACGATACGATTGACTCTTTTGGTGATAAAGCCGATTACGAATTACATAACGATAGAAAAAGCGTTGATCCTTATTTGCTGAAAAATGCACCAAGCTGGAAAAACGACATGATAGGCAGCATTTTAGCCTGGATTAGGTTAACGCTACGCTATGATGCTGAAAAATACCCCTACGGTGTACCTAACGTTAAAACGGAAGTCTGGGGCAAAGAATTGTTTGACCCAAGATCGAACATAACCACTTGGAGTAATAACGGGGCACTGGTTATTTTAGACTATTATCGTAGTTACCTAAAAGTCCCCGATAGTGATATTGATTTCAATGCTTTAAGATTGCAGCGGATTTATGTGATGAGTCAGTGACGATCCCAGAGGGTAAGTCGGAGCCGCGTTATACCTTAAACGGTGCTTATGAGTTATCGGAATCCCCTGCTTCTATCATTGAACATATGCACCGTTGTATTGGTGCAGAACCGACATACATTGCGGGTAAACATGGCATCATTATGTGGGCGCGTACCATGTCCCAGCTACGCTCAAAATTGAGCCTCATCAAATTATTGATACGGTGAGCATTACGCCTGAACTGCCCTTAAGTGAGGCGACTAATGCTATTTATGGTACTTTTGTTGATGCGAAGCAGAAATACACTAAAACGGACTTTAGCCCCATTGTAATGGATAAATGGGTAGAAGAAGATGGACTTGAGATTAAAGAAAATATCGATTATCGCTTTGTTAGTAGTCCTTATCAAGCTCAACGTTTAGCCAACCTCTATTTACGCAAGAAACGGGCGGGTAGACGCGTTCAGTTAACCTTAAACTTAGACGGGTACGCTTATCGTCCTGGTGATGTGGTATTGCTCGATTTACCGAATTTAGGCATTAAATCGCTTGAATTTCGCGTGGCTGAATGGAAATTTCATCCGCAGGAAGGCGTAGAAATGCTGTTAGAAGAAGACGGTGCTTATATTTACGAAGATATTATCGGTAAGCAATTTGAAAGGCCGCCATTTACTGAACTACCAACAGGTGGCATTGCGCCCCCGATAAATCTTACCTTTAGCCTGTCAATATCGGTGATGTGGTTCAAGGTTACTTAATCTGGCAAAATGCCGTGGCCGATGTGTGTTACAGTACAGTCAATATCATTGAACAAGGAAAAGTCATTCAAACGCGGTTCAAGTGCCAGGTGAACGTGTTGATATTGCTGGATTACCGAGAGGAACCTATCGCGTTGAAGTCAGAGCCGTTAACGCAGCAGGAGCGATATCACAACCCACCATTCGTGATTTTTCAATGTAGCCCCACCTCCTCCAATCAATGTTGATATTACGGAGGCATGTTTTCATTAACCGCTGCTCCTAGGTTAGGCGATTCAGCCGCCTATGGCAGTACATTTGAATTTTGGTTTAGCGTTACAAAATTGCCAGACGCATCAGAACATGAAGTCATTAATCATGCCACTAAAGTCGGACAAGGTCAGTTCTGTACACAGGAGAATCTTAACGCTGGTCACGAGTATTTTTTCTATATTCGCACGATAAATAGTTATGGAAAATCACCTTTTGTTGAAGCATCAGGTAAACCAGATAGTTTACCCGGTGACATTCTTGATGAAATTGATAAAAAATTAACGATACGGAAGCCATTAAACAGTTAAAGAAAGAAATAGACAGTAGCACATAAGCCATACTGGAAAACGCAAAAGGGCTCAACGACAATACACAGTATTTCATGCATCAAAACGGTAAGATGAAAGCTGAAATTGTCAGGGTTGACAATTATGTGGTAACAGAGACCAAAGCCTTAGCAGAATCTATCCATCATGTCAGGGTAATAGTAGATAAATCCTGGGCAGCCGCTCAGAATTCATTACAAGCTAAATACGACATGAAAAAGGGTGAGGCTTCTGCGCAACATGGACATCGTTAGTCAAGATTCACTATGACGGCGTGGATTATGACGCTGGCATGGTGATTGGGGCTGAATTAAAGAACGGTAAAGTCAGTACACAAATTGGCTTTAGCGCGCAGACTTTCATTGTCTACAATCCGGCTAATGGCAAGATGGAACCGATGTTTGTTATCAAAAACGGTCAGGTATTTTTGCGCACAATATTTATTGACAAAGGAACGATTGAAGAATTATTAATCGGCTCTGTTATTCAGTCAAAAAATTATCAGGCTGGGAATACCGGTTTCAAGATAGATGGTGAAACAGGTGTCGCAGAATTTAATCGCTTAGTAATTAATAAAGACTTTAAAATCATGGGAGATGCCTCAAAAATTGTGTTAGATAACATAGGTCTTGCCGTTTATTCCACTTCTGGTGGCGTAATAAAACTAGGCAGGAGGCCATAATGTCAGATTACGGTTTGTTTGTTGATTTAAATGATGGCTTTAAACAGTTTGAAATAACTAATAAAAGTCAAATACTAACAAAGCTTTTAAGTACAACAAATCATGATTTAAGAAAAAGAGATCATAGCTTCACAATTCCTGAGGCAGATAAATATAATATAATAATCGTCCTTAAAGTTATATCTAGACTTTATCATGTATCCAGAAGTTATGCTGTACGTCAACTGAGACTTGAAAATATACGAGTTGAAGGAAATTAATTAAAGTGCAATTGGGATCGTTGGGATATCTACTGGTTTTGGGGTGGCACAGGAGGAGGAGTGTCAGACGGAGGGACATTTTTGTACGGTGAACAGTACGAAAATGGGTATAAAATAGAGGTTTATGGCTACCCAAAACAAGCAGCTAGCAGTGACTATGGGTTATTCATTGGTGGTTTAGGTAACGCAGTAGAAATAACTCACCAATCAAAGTTGGGATATTGTGTTTTTAGAAAGAAAATATCAATAAGTGCAAATGATACTTATACTATACTTAATACTGTTCCTAGTATTGATAAAAGTTTAGTTTTCATTCGTCCAACAAATCAAAATGCGGTTGTTTCTATTTCTAGAGACAATAAAGTTATTTATAGCAATGCACAAACCGATGTTTACGTACTGGTATTTACTACTGATTTTACGCTAGTACCAACAGATTACGGTCTTAATATTTACAATCAAAAAGTAACATTGAGTTACTCATCTAATTATTTACCTTTTCTGGTTGGCGCTAATATCACCCTGACTCAACAGGGTGTAACAGCCAAATTTGCTAGGCCCATGTTACAAGCAAATGAATGCGCAGAAATGATAGATCGCGTTTATCAGAATTGGACATATTGCAGAGCTGGAGGCTACCGCTTCCAAGGTAACAAAATAACAATTCAACCTGGCAGAAATTTGGAGTGGGTATTTGTAGATACTTCAGCAATTGATTATATAACTTACAGCACGCCCTCTTATGTAATCGACTTCGACCTTTATTTCTAGAGATAATAAACAATGATATACAACACCGGCACAGTCACAATAGTGTCAGGTTCTTCTATTGTTAAAGGCACTGACACAAAATGGAATAGCAATAATCCATTAGTATCCTCCGGCATGTTAATGCTCATTAAAAACGGTGATATTAATTATTCTTACATGATTAAAGCGGTTAACAGTGATACGGAATTAGTGCTTGCTGAAAATACAACATTTTCAGCTACCGACACAACCTACACAATTAATCTCACTGAACCAAACAACAATAGTGATGCAGCGAGAGCATTGGTTGCAGCGAATACTTACATCCTCTATTTTTTATAAAACATGGATACCTGGATGGGGGAAACTAGTGTCGTTGAGCTTACGTTACCCAGTGGTAAAACCATTAAACTCGAATCGATTAAGGCATTACAGGAATTAGTAAAAGGTAAAGCAGATATAAAAAGTGTTGAAGGAATAAACAAAAAATTAGATACAAAATATGATAAAGCTGGCGGCGAGATAACCGGAGATGTGCAATTAAGCACCGGAAAAATAAGAGCAAAAAATGCAAACAATGTTACTAATCATGCCTTTCAAGATAAGAATGGTACTTTGATGCATGTCGGCGATTTTGGGATCAAAATTGTTAATCCAGCTGCTCTTGGCGATATAAATGTAACGCTAAAAGGTGGGTTTTATAACGCAAAAGGAGATGCTGCTGGTGTACCGAGCGGAGCTGGTGGAACAAATTTTATACAGTCCAATGGTGGAGATTATTGTTTTCAAATAGGAAAGGAAAATTTAACTGATGATGTAAAATTTAGAGTTAAAAGAGCAAATCAATATTCTGCATGGCAAACATTTTATTCAACAAGAAATGTAAAAGTAGACTCAAACGGATTTTTAAAAAGAGCTTCTCCGATAATTGAAATTCATCCAGACGGCAGCTTTGAAACCAACGATCAATCGGCGGGAGTCAATGTTCGTCGAACAAGAGTAGGAACCTATTTCATCTCAGGCGTCATGGGTTATAACTCTGATGGTGGATGGGGTATAAACGCCGGCATATCTGTGCCTAAAAATAGCAACGGATTAGAGTTAGTTTATATCAAAGACAAAATTCTATCTAATGGTAGAATTGAGATTCAAACTTTTCACCGACAACACGCTCATTTACTGGAAGACTTCCAAAACTGGCGCATCAAAAACTTTAACGATAATAATCCGGTTATTACACCGATGGTGAGCGGTGTAATATTCCACCCTCGACATGGCTATATATTCGTGTAGAAATGCCCATTAATCCAATCTGGAATCAACAACAAGCGTAAACAAATTAGCTACATCACAGGAACATCATATTAGCAGCGTTGGAGGAAGTTGTTAACCATTAGTGTTGGGTTGCGTGTTAGTGGATTTGTGAAAGTCAGACCAAACAGGTAATTGATTATTTTGAATTGTGATTAATTTTAGACATAAAATTTTCTCCGTAGATAAACGAATGGTAGGGTGTTTTGGTTGGATAAATTAAATGGGTGACAAATAAATCTTCTTACCAAGGGATAAAAGTAACTTAAAATTTATTGACTATTTCTTTCAGAATATAAATCAAATTGTCTACCTATTTAATTGTTTTTATTACTACTTATATTGGCGTTATGTTCTGAAAATAAATGTAATATATTGATTTATAAATAAAAATATACTGATTTAAAATCCCTCGGCCTTAAGGCTGTGCGGGTTCAAGTCCCGCCCTGGGCGCCATATTAAAGACTTGTTTATTATCAGTAAGTTAGCAACAAAAAAGATCAACCTTTAGGGTTGCTCTTTTTGTATTTGAAATTCGTCATCAAAAACAACAAGTGGCCGCAAAGAGGACATTTCAGCATGATAACCTTACCTTACCTTACCTTACCTTACCTTACCTTACCTTACCTTACCTTACCTTACCTTACCTTGGCAGCAGGCAATTTATGAAATTAAATACCTTGCCATTTTTTATCGCCATATTGGCTTCTACGTCGCTTGTGATTTTATATAATTAAACATCAATATAACCAGCTGGTGGATGAACTCGATAAGCAGACAGAGCTTAAGAATAGCTATTTAAAAGAGGTGAAATTACTGCATCAACTGGATACTAAACGTAAACGGACACAGGAACTTAATCATGCCAAAGCTGACATTAGTAAGCTTACTGACGATCTACACAATGGTACTAAGCGGTTGTATGTCAAAGCGCGGTGTGTGCAAAGGCCGACAGTATTACCACCTCCACCACCAGCGTGGATGATGCAAGATCCACCCAACTGGCGTCTGACGCTTGGCGAAATTATCTCCGTCTCAGATGCCAACTTGAAACCCTAGAGGCGCAGTATTTTGGATTGAGGGAGAGAGCTAGTGAGGTTTATAAGTATAAAAAATAATTTTTATACTTAATGGATCATTTTATTTTGGTGGTAATTTCAATGGCTCATATTTCAAATGTCTTGTAGGTTGTTCTTCTAATTGGCAACCTACATAGACTTTTGTTTCTTCAGTTTCGTATCTCTTGTCACTTTCATAAGGTCCCCTAGTTGGTTCAGTTGCAATTGATAGAAGATGGTATCCACTAAGAGAGATTATTGTTAAAATTTTACACATTGTTTTCATAATTTATCCTTTAAATATAAATAAAAAACATTATTAAGAATAGCTGGGATTTTTAATAATCATTAAACATTTGTGTAAATAAAACAAAATATCAAAAATAGATTTTTTTAATTTTTTATATAAGTTTTCACACATTTGACGTTAAAAGCCATTTCGTAAATATCAAACAAAAATTTTCTTAAAAATAAATAATTACAACCGCAGTTTTTGGTTTGAGGAAGTAGGTACGTGAGACATCCAAGTAAACAATAAATAATCATTACGTATTGTTGTTATTTTGATTGCAGCAGTGTTAATTAATTTTGAATCTAAAAATTTTGATGTGATAGCGATCACCAAAATCGTCTTACAGAAACTTAATCATAATAAGCTAATTATATAGTCTGAACTATTGGGTGTTAGATTAGTAAATTAAAAGGTGCGGTTTTATGCTTAATATGATTTTTTCAATAATAAAACAAATTGTTATGCCTATAATCACACCTTTTGTATCTGCATTTATAGGATATTTTGTCGCAATAAAGATATTCGAAAAACAAGAAAAAACAAAATGAGCAATTAATAAAGTTAATAATGCCAATGAATTGTTTATTAAAGCAATGTTTATTCATATTAAGTTAGTTGCAGTAAGACAGAATTATTATGAAAATGTTAATAAAAACCGGGATCCTAGATACAGATGGATGAAGGTGATTTAAAACCTATCAAAGAATGGCCAAAAGTCTGGCGCACTACATTAAACGGTTTAGATATTATGGCAATTTCATCGGCGGAAGATATAACTGAGGCGTTGTTTAAAAAAATTAGGTGGCCAGCCAAAATTAAAAACCTTGAGTTACTCGGTAAGCATGGCTCAGTCATGGCATTTAAAGAACAAATAGCGCAAAAAATAGAAGCTAGCTGTAACCATTATGCCAGTCCCGGCATGTGACAGTGTTGATGATTGAGAAAAAGTTGCTCAGCAGCAACAAAGTGAGGCACTAGGTGGATGAATTACAACCTAGTGTTGAAACTATTTTCGGGTTCTCAATCGTTATCGCTAAGTTTTCCTTGCAACGAGATACTGTATGAAGGCACGCGAGGCCCCGGTAAGACCGCGGCCCAGTTAGCGCCATTTAGACGTAATATCGGTATCAGTTACGGTACATTCTGGCGAGGAATTATATTCGATACTGAATATAAAAATCTGGCCGATATTATTCTCAGTCAAAGCGTATATACCGCCTCTTTAAAGATGGTGCGCGGTTTCTGGCCTCAGCTTCTGAATTAAAATGGGTATGGACAACGGGTGAAGAATTACTTTTTCGGTTTAGCAAAGAAGCCGAAGATTATTGAAATTATCATGGGCAAGAATTCCCCTTTATTGGTTCTAATGAATAATAGCCACAGTAAATAATCTATTATGGATAATTGCAAGTTATTAAATATATTACTGGTTCGTGTGATAATAATTTTTTAGTGGGTAGTAGATAAGTTTATGTTTAGTTATTTATCGGAGTAAAGGAATACTTCAACAAAAATATTGTTGTATAAAATTAAGAATATTGAGTTGTGGGTATTTCCCTAAATTATATACAAAATAATAAATAGATGATTTTTGTTTTATTAAAAGTCATTAGATCAAAAAAATTAGAGATTTATATCACTATTAATGAACAATCTAACATAAAAATTCGTTAAAAATGAAATAGTAAAAAGCCGTACAGCTTTTGTATGACTTTTATGAGACGTTGCTATTTTCAACCTATTTATATATTTTGGCATCAAACCATGAAACTTGTGTTATTTCTTTTAATGGCAGGATAATACTGGTATCTGCATTATTCAGGTCAACATATTCATTTTTTAAAACTATATTGAGATCATCTTTATGCCTGTATCTTGAGAGAATAGGTAAAATAGAAATATATTGATTAGGACCTTCTTTTTCGTTAGGTTCTCCTAATGCATTGATAATCGCTATGTATATTTTTTTGTTTTGTAATGTAATCATGATCTGGCGTCTATCAACTAGGGAGTCGAAGAACATTTCCTCCATAGGATTATCTTTGGTTAGTTCTTGGTGCATTCTTAATATTACTATGTTTTCGTAGTCGATATCAGATTCATCTATTTTTATATGCAGAAAATAATTATAAATTTTTGCCCTGTATATAACTATTTTTTTGCAGCTTTAGCCCAAACATAGGCCACAATTATTGATCTTATTGATAAAAGAATAATCCAAGCAATGATTTTTTCACTTCCAGCTTTTTTAATATTTAAATTCAATTGTTCTTTTATAAACATTACAGGATGGATGAAACGATGGATATATCCATTTAATTAAATAAGCAAAGAATATTGTCCAAGTAAAGCACCATAAGCCTAGTGTAGCTGCTTTCATGTAAAGTAATTGACCATCATGACGATGAAGTCTATAGTAATTGGTAGGGTGTTGAGTTAAAACAATATACCCACTCAGTAATAAAGGAATAATTAGTAAGGCAAGCATCTATGTTCCTATTTTATTTTCATTAGAGATAATTTCATGGGTGTCTGCACGCATCGATTTTACTTTGTCAGAGGAGGCTAAATCTTGTTTTGAAACAATAATAGCACCATTATGACCAATGACCTCAACACTTTTGGTTTGAGAGGTTCTTAGTCTTTCAGATAACTTCCTTTCTTTTTCGATAGCATCTTTGCCTAACAATTTTACAAATATATTAGTCATAGTCGTCCTTCCTTCATTGCAAATAATCTTGCATACTCCTTTAATATCAGCATATTTGATGATTGAGTATCTTTCAAGCACTAATAATGCGTTTACGTTACCAGCTAATCCAGTAATTTTTCTTAAAAATAAATTATAAATCATGAAAAGTAATATATGGTATCAAATTTTTATTCAATTTAGAGAGGATATTGTGAATATTTGCTATAATGGCATTAATTAAGTTTATCATTTTACTTCAATATATTGATAAAATTGATTTTTTGCTAATTATGTTGTGTTTTTGTTATGCATTATCTTGTTACAATTGGCTATCTTATCATCATTACTAATGGTATTTTTTGTTTTTATAAGGCTATATTTTATATTTACCCCAGCTCTCTCCTCTCCCATGTCGCCCCCATTTCTACAGTTATTGCCAGAACTCCGAGGCACGCCGATGACACTTTTTAAAAGCTCTTCGTCCTCGCTATCAGCGACTTTCTTTATTAGTCGATATTTTCGGCAACGGGTTTTAGTTATATCGGCGGAGGGGTTAAGTTGGACATAAATGTCGACCACTTTTTGCACTTCTTCATCGTAAGTGTTTAGCTGATCGTTGGTTTGGTAGGCAACGTGTAGGGTTTGTTGATTGCGGCGGGGTACAGGGGGCCCACCTTGGGCTTGAATATAAGCGGAAAAATCGCCTTCATCGGCCGCTTCGTTCCGCGATTTCACCTAACGTGTCGGCAACGGATATGCTTCTTAAACGACGACATTCGCGTAAACGCCTTTGGACGGCAGTTTATAAAACTGAAATTGTGGAATACGCCAGGTTGATGACCAGGTGGTCACGGCGGTGACCATCTCAGTCAGTGGTTTGCCGGTTTCAAAGTCAACATCACCGTCCAGCGAGTAACCATCAATATTTTTAGCGATATATTTGGCAATATAACCGACTGCAACGTCTTCCATCGGCAGCACAACTATTTACCAGAAGATTTTCAGCGCTGTCGAGTTAAAGAGATTATTAACCGAAAACCAATTTATTATACTGTTGGTGAGTAGGGTGATATTCCGATGTCGACTTGGCTAGATGTTAGGGTGGCGATGCCACCGGTTACGGTGTGGCATCAGAGGCAGAATTGAGGTTAGAAATAATTGGATAATAAATTTTAATATTCTGGCAATCTTAATTTTTAAGATTAGTTTAATTAAACATTATTGATATAAATAAATTATTATATGATTATAACTATATTATTTTTCATAAATAATAATGAGTATATATAAAATATTTATTTTTGTTTATGCTTGCATGTAATCAATTTTTTAATTTAAATTATATAAATATAATAAAAAATATATTTATTTGAGTAGTTATAGTATGCCATTGTTAATACTTTGTTATAGAACTTAAAATAAAAATAGGATAATTATTATACAAATATCATATATTCAACCAAAAATAAAAACTAATTTTGAATTCAACCATTATAATGTTGGTGTGGTTATTTATGACTATGCTTTAAATATTTGGCAAGGTTTTACGATATTCATAGAATAAGAATCTACTCCATATTATAATGATAGGTTAGTTTAACCAGCAAAAGATAGCAACCCACACGGTGTTTTATTTACGATTCTGGATCAAAATAAACCACAAAAATTCAATTTTTCTATTAGTACAGAATATAACCCAAATGGTAAGGATTTAATTAAGGGTAGTTTTTTATCTATTAAAAATAAAGATACAGGTGAAGTCGAAATTATTGATTTAAAATATGATACAGATAGTAGACTTAAATTTGACATTTCACTTTATTGGCCAGGTGACGAAAATGATACTGTCTGGATTTTTCTACTAAAAATAACTGAGTGTGAAAATAAATAATATAATTATTATAAATAAAAATTTTAAATGTCTTTTGTAAATAGAATAACTTTATAGTAACTATTTGTTTTGATTATTTTATTTAAAATTAATTAGTAATTAAATGTTACTATTTATAGTAATTTATTTATATTGTTTACTCTCAAATAAAAAATTATTTTTATATAACCACGGCTTAGCCTGGGGATCAATTTAATTGACTTAGATTTTTAATAATTTCATCCGAATGAATATATAGCCTACTTTATTTCGCTGAATTTTATTAAATCTATGGTTATTACTAATTCATTATCATTTAATTCTTTAACGCTTACAACATTGTCGTCCTCAATCAAAACTATTGCTTTAAGGTTAAGGCTGTTTTGTGGTTTGTTGTTGAGTTCTGTTTCCATTTTATTGAACGAATTGATGTAATTCTTCCATTGCAGAGCTTTTTTCTTGTAAACCTCATAGCAATTAACACAAAGCCATCTCGGGTAAGTACAAACATAGGCATTTTTCTAACAGCTTCAGCACCAGTAGAGGTGTCACTGGCTTCGATGTGGCATCTAAAAACAGTATTCATTGAAATAAGATTAAATTTTTATCGGTAAATTTAATTAAAATAATAGAATTACTTTTGTGAAAATTAGTTTAAATAAAATACAGGATAGTTAAATGTAATATTCATTTATTTTAAGTAAAAACTAACAAGTCTATCTATCTAAAATTTGATATTTTTTATTGCATAGGCAGCAAAGTATATTAATAATAGCGTATAAGGAAACATATTATGACCGTGTGGGATGATTTTGGTAAATTGGAATTACTTTGGATAAATATTCTTAATTATGACAACGATGGATATAATAACCATAAGTATGCGACTATTTTTGGTAATGGTAAAAATCAGGCCATTATTTATATTAGAATATTTGATAAGAATAAAAAATATTGATTATTCTAGATGATGAATTACTTAAAGCCGTACATCTTGTACATTATACAGAGGGTAAGCGATTAAATAGACAGGGAGATAATTCTAATTACAAGCCATGGGTTTATACCAATGAAGATTTTGGTTATGCCAAAGTAATATCGACTTCAAATACAATGAAATCTGAAGTCAGTACCTATGGAAAATATGGGCAAGTAATCAAGCTTTACCTACATGCAACAGAACCTAATGAAGGCTTCAAGATCAGTGCGGGCATAGATATTCCGGGGGTAGGTGATTTTAATACCAGTGAGATGGGTACGATCAATCGAAATGGGCCAGAAGGAAAGACGGGTTCAGCATTTAAATATCCACACTTTGTTCATATTAAAGCGTTTACGCCAATTGATTATCGTTCAAAATATAATGTCTTAGTAAATAAAGGTAGCAGTGAAATTTCTAATAAAATAAAGATATCTAAAGTGGGAAATGAAAGGCAGTATTTAAAGGATATTTTTTATTTTAATGGTATTAGTAAACTAGAACAAATATCTATTAGGCTCAAAGAAATGAAATCAAACGATAATAATACTTTTAAGTTAATTAATGTTATAAGAGATAAAAAAGCTAATTTGGATACTGTTAAATTTCTAAATAATAATCTTCCTGACATTATTGTAGGAATGGGTGGAGGATCATTTTCATCATATTTTGTTTTTGTTGTTCCTCAAAACTTAGTGGGTTTGATGCTTGGTAGTTGTATTTATGGGGTCGAAGAGTTTACTAATATTGTTTATAAGTATCAGCTGTAACAAAAGGTTACCAATTACGGTGGCTCTGATAGTCCAAATTTAAGTTCTGTTAATCCAAGTACAAAAATCTCCATTTTTTAATGTAATATTCCATTAAGGAATGTTGGAATATTCAATTGGTGTAATCAAAACGAAAATGCGATTGTTAAAATAGAAGTCATAGATAGTTATGGTAATAGTGGGATTATTACAATCAAATCGCATTATGGTGATTATTCAATAATTAATATAATTATCAATGAGAATAAGCTTTAAAACAGATATTGAAAGGTAATTAATATTATAATTAATGCTTACTTTAGTTATATTTCATCAAAAATATAAAACCCCTGCTAGACAGGGGCATAATTATAGTCAATTGTTTGTTTTTTTTTAAGTATTTTTTCCTTTTTTTTAAATTAGGTTGGGTATATATTTGCTTTAACTAACTTTTCTATAATTTCATAACATAATTTAATTAGCATTTATTTTAGCAATATTTTTTCTCGGGTAAAACCGATCACCAAGATTTAAAAGATAAACTTCTTGGTGAAAGTTGGTAATCTTTTATAACCATATTTTATTAATAAATAACCGCCGTTGACTCTAGGTTACTTTACCTCTTTAAGCCTTATTTTGATCATTAGTTATACTTTTTTATTTCATTATAGAATGATAATTTGTGTATCGTTTAAACAGGAAAAAGCTATTAAATTTACAAAATTAACTTTATTAAAGTAAAAGTCCTATATTTATTTGTAATAACTAAAAGTATACACATAATTTTTTAATTATTTTTATAATAATAGATTTTATGTAAAATAAAAAATTAAAGAAATTGTCATTAAAGCCATTTTTGACCAAAAAATATCAATGTATTTTAGTTATATGTCTGATTATTTTTGTGTTAGATATATTTAACTAAATTAAAAGTATTATTAATAACAGAGAATACTTAAATACATCATTACCATACTCACTATTTAATATAAAAAATTACTTAAATTTCTTTTATAAAGAATAAGGAAAATAAGTAAAGGGTTACTGTATTTTACTATGTTTATTATTGTTTTCACATTATTCACTAGCCGATAATTCAGAAAAAGTCTATCGTGCAGCAATGGGATCACCAGAAGATGTAAAAAGAGCCGTAGGATTTTATCCCAGAGGAATGGATGGAACTAGGCCCAATCAGCCACCACCAAATATAAATTTATGGGATCATGTCCATGGTGCCGATATAGGTATGGCTCGACATGATTCTGGCTATGTATCGAGCACGACTGCACGAGGATTTGCAATAAACTGGCTTAACTACCATTTAAATCATAACGGTTACGTCTATCATATTAGAGCAACACCAAATTTTATTGATGTTAATAGAACATTAAGAAATTACTCTCCCCATGCAGAGGAACTTGAAACTGCTGCTTTAGGTATTGTCAAATTATTGGTTGGGAACGAGTCAGAGGTGGTGTCGTTGGCGCTTTCATCACTAACACAGACTACAGAGAACGTTTATACAGCAATTTAGCATCATTAGGTGCTCAACCGCAGTTAGCAAGTTTTCCTGATGGTCACCTGCATGGGGGATCCAACCTTGGTTTCCTTTTGCTAACTGTGAGTTAAAAACTGCCCCTATGTCTTCATGTTACCCTAAGAAAACTGCACAGGGGTATGGAGAAGCTATGTTCTGGGACTCTTTTAGACAAAAAATTGCCAAATGGTTTGTGGTGATTTAGCAGTAATGGATGAGATATATCATAAGGTAGTAGTAATTTATAGAGCAACCATATTCAGATGATTATATTCTTATATGGAATAAAACATTAATTAATAGATAGCAACACTTAAGTAAATACAAGCTATAAATATAAAAAAAATATATAAACAGTAGATTTTTATTTATTAACATGTAACAAAAAATGAGTTTATTAGACAGGCGTATAATAACTAAATTTAAATTATTACTACGATAGACAAAATTTTATTGCAATAAATATTTATTATTTACTAACAATAATTAAAAAATAAATCTAGGGGGCGAAAGGAATATTCTTTATAAAAATTAAAAAATCATCAAATTTTTTGTAAAAATTATTATTTAATAAAGGAGTTTTTAATGACAAATTTTAAATGTTTTCTGTTTTTTCTTTTTATATTATCTAGTATATCATTTACCACTTATGCTGAGGTAAGTACACAGATATAATATCAGCTTCAGGGAACAATTGTCGGTTATACTGCGGCACAAACTACTAATAATGTTTTATGTTATATCGCAGTAAAAACAGATAATCCTTATTATAGCAGCTATTATCACGCATCTTATAGTAAAGATATTTACGATGCTGCCAGAGCCGCTTTTTACCTCAAACAAGATGTTGTGTTATGGGCTTTTACGGATTCAGGAGTAAATGTTGCGCAAATGCTAGAAGTTAATAATGGTGCTGTTAAATGGTGGCAATAATTACAAAATAACAATTATTACGACTTTGTAAAAATGCATACTAAATATTTTTAATCTTAGCGGTTTTTTAAATAATACAGAGCTTATATGACTCTGTATTATCGTCTTTTATGTCACTCAAAGTTTGATAGCAACGAAAATTTGTACGTTTGATTAATATAATATTGAATACTGGCTGCTCACCACTGTCAGTATAATAAATTAGTTTTTGACAGATAAAATTTAGTAGCCAGCTTTGGGTGTTAACATAGCTCATATTGATTGCCTGATATGTTGATGATTCTATGTTTGTAGATTGTAAAATACTTACTCCGCCTGACAGTGATGATTTTTTCTGCTTTATTTGCGTTAAGAGGTCGGCTGATATGCCTATCTCTTATCCAGTTATCACTCTCTTGAGGTGATGGGTAGTGCAGAGCCTCACCCAATTGACGCCTAGCGCTAGGTGAAATTATCTCCGTATCAGACGTCAACTCGAAGGCTTAGAGGTGTAGTATTTAGCGCAAAGAGAAAGGGGGGGTATAAGTAAAAATAATGCAATATATGAGTATATTAACAATTATTTTAATATCAATAAAACAAAATAGAAATCTATTTCTTATATGTGTGCCAGGCACTGAATCCTTATCTGGCACAATCTTACAACTATTCATACTTTGTTGTTGGCAATATTTGTCTCCATTGGGATTATTCCAACATTTATGAGGGCATCCTGCGTCGTCAAAGTTAGATAGCGTGTCTAATTCTCCTCCAGAGAAATCACGCTGATCTGTAAAAGAGATAGATCCCAAAATAGCTCCTAAAATAGTAATTAGAAAAAAAAGTGATTTCATAAGTTCTCCTTGTTGATGATAAAAAAGCTATTAAATAATAGTTTTAATTAACAATTTTGCAATAAATGGAGGTTGAAATAATAAAACTCATATATTTTAATTAATTCAAATCGTTAAATTCATTGAGCAACGCACCCGCAATCAATAAACACAAAACCTTATAGAAAGTGTGCTTGAGAATTATTGCCAATGCTGGCGAGCAATCTATGGATGGTTTTTCTATGCGTATAGGTTCATTTTCTATAAGGATACATAATGAAAAGAATTCATTAAAAAAGTAAGAAATATTGTTATTGTTGCAACCTAAGTTATTTTAGGATGAGTTTGAACATGATTAATTCAGGTAATGAATTTGAAATAAAAAATAAAATTATTCTTGTAATGATTTTAGTTAAATTTAAAAGGTAACTACTAAGAATTTTTGACTTTAATAATATACCAAATAGGAAATGGGAGTATGAAATAGACAAAGAAGAAAAGTTATATCTTGAGGATAATGATTGCAGTGCGGCATTTAAAGCATCAAGTGCATCAAAAAGTAGCAAGTTGGTATCAGCAAAAGCCATATCAATGAACTTCTGTACTATAGAGGCGGATTGTTACTATCATAAAATACCAGGAGATCCTGGAAATGCTATAAAAAGATCATCAATAACGTTGAAGTATGATGATGTACCTTCACTTAGTAATTGCAATGGAGAATTGAAAAAAGGTAATTGTTAGTTATTGATGATTTATTTTAATGTAGTAAAGAATATTACCATTAATTGGCAATCTTTCAGTGTATTCCAGAAATATCGATGGTGGCTGTATTGATTACAATCACATGATCAGTACAGCTTATTTTTGTGGGTCAGTAAACATAAAACTTATAAACGGCGTTGACGAGAGGATTCAGTGCAACAGTCAATCTCATATAAATAATCTTAATATGAATGAACCTAAGGTGGCAAGATGATGGCTAACTAATTGCAGTGGTTATTGTGGGCTACAAGGAAATCAGGGATTGGAAATCAACAACAAAATTAATTTGACTACATACTAAAATTTGGTCGAAAAACACATTATTAATTTAAAAAAATTATTAATAGTAGTAACCAGAAGGGCAATTTAATTACAGATTTTTTATAGATTAGAGTCAATCATTAAAGCAGTGCTGAAATTAAATTGCCACCTATTAGGTGTTGAGTTAGAAATTAGCTATTTTAATAAGGTAAGATCGTTAACTGTACACCATTAATTAACTTGGTTTAATTACATATAAATCTATTACTTTTTGTAATAAAAAAATCATTAAATAATAAATTTCGTATGCGCAGTATTTGATTTATTATTGAAAATATCCTCAATTTGTATAATTGCGTAGTATTTTGCTGGCGAAAGTGCTCCAGTTTTTAGTACTATTTTTCTCTCTTCTGGCGAAATACCTTGCTGTTGTGCAATTAATTTTCCATTAATACTAGATTTGTAGATTGTAACTGAGTTATGGTGGAGTTTTATCTAAATTTTGCCACTCAACAATAACGGAATAATTATTTATCTGATTGTAAGATGCAGATATATTCTCAATTACAGCAGGAATAACAGGTTTAGGTTTAGTATCAAATTGGTCCGGATAAAATTTTATACTGTTTTGGGTATTATGATATATTCCACCCGCAATTAATTTAATATTAGTATTCTGATAAAGTTCTGCTTTCTAATAGTTAGGATTACCGCCTGCGTTTGCTTCATAAAAAATTGGTTTTTGCCAAGAGTCATCTTTATTCATGCGAAAATGTTGACCATAAATGCCATAGTATCCTAATGCTTTACCAGCAAATCGTTCCAGAAAACCTGTATAGGAATTGCCTGTTAATGGAATATCGATGCCCGGTACTGCTGCTGACATGTAGTATGTCCATTTTTGCTCGTAATAAGAGTACATAAACATTGCCATGCGGGTAACTTTTTCTCCTGGAATATACCAGCGTCTGATCACAGTGGCATACCATTGATCTGTATACCAAGGCATAGGATGTGAAGTATGTAAACCGGTACCTTCACCACCAAAATGGCTCCAATGTAATCCTTTATGACCATAGGTCAATTTTACTTCAGTAGGAAGTTCAGGCTCTAACTCTTTTAGATCCCAGATAGAACAAATATTGTTATAAGTAAAAGGAACACCCTCAATGACCTTATCTGCCTGGTGTTGAATACCAGTATGGGCACCACGTTCGCAAAGAAAAAATTACATCCTGACCAGTAAATATGCTCTCTATCGCCTTCAATAGGTACTTTTTGCTCTATATAAAACAATTCAGCACTATTACTAGAAAAATAATAGGTAACGGAGGGGCCACTTGTGGGAACGTTATTTTTATCGGCATCAAGCATCGTGATTATTTTTTCGCGTAGATGATTTATATTTTCCCACCTACTTTGATCATAAATTTTATCAACATCATAATGAGCTTGTCCCTGGGTAGTCGAATCTCCGTCAGGGATGTCATTTTCATATTTATGAGCCATTATTTTTTCTGCCTGTATATTATTAATTCTTGTTTTTTGCTATCTAAGGCGCTTTTTTTGAGTTCAGCGGTTAGTACAGCTAATGAAGGTAATAAAAGATCATGACTGTATTCGTCATATATCTTAGAATTAGCAAAATTCCAGCCTTCAAAAATGATTTTATCATGACAAATTTTTATCAACCATCCAGTTCCTTTATCTCCCAAGCCATTTTCATTTTGCATTTTAGTCAATGAAGGGGCTTCAATCAGTGTACCAAATTGGCGTTGAATAAATTCAATAACACCAAAACCTTTATGGATATGTCCGTTAATTAAAATGGCTTGTGGGTGATGAGAAAGAATTTCTTTTATTTCTTGATCTTGCGCTCCAAATCCACCATATAATCCAGCCAGCCAATGTGTATTGTTCAGAGGTTGATTACTAATAATAAAAATAGGTTTATCAATATCTGCATCGACCGCTAATGTTTCTTCAAGCCATTGTAGTGTCTTATCGGATAACTCGCACATATCGTTCAAACCCTGATCAGAGTTTAAGCTAATAAAGTGATATCCATTAATCCAATGATCAAAATAATGCGTTTCAGGGTAAACGGTAGGAGAAAATTTATTATTACGTTTTTTATAGTTTATTAGGATGTTAGGATCTATATCGTTCGCTTCATTATACCAACGGATATCATAGTTCCCTAATATAATGGCTACATTGGAAAAATATTTTTTAGGAAACTCCTGTTCAATAATATTAAAACATTGATTGCGTTTATCAATATAATCAGCGATATTTCCAGGGATAAGTAAAGCATTTACTTGATCTATTTTTGCTATGTTTTGTAGACTTAGTTGTAAAGTATTAAGACTATCTTCATCCTCAGCATGCAAGTCACTAATTAATGCAACCGTTAAGATAGCATTGTTGTTATTTATCATAGACATTAGTATTTCCTTTTGTATACATATAATACTTACTGGTTAAATTACATACCGAAAATACTTAATGTTTTTATATTTTTAAATTTAAATTACATTATTTTTTCTTAAAATGGGTGTCGTTGTTTTTATTATTTTTTAAAATAACAATATTCTTAATGAATATTTTTTAATCTTTTTTCAGCTAATTTGCTCTCATTTAATCATATTAACCTATTTTGCTATCGTTTTTTGACGGTTGTAATTGCCGTCAAAAATCCCAAGGATCCCTGTGATAGCTTAACTCCGTTAGCTTATCAAATGCTAACTTTTTAAGTAAATTATATGGTGTATTAAGTTATTAACTATCATTTGAAATGATAAAAATAAGTAAAATTCGCCCTACATACTTTTCATCATATAAAGAAAAATCTTTAATGATACTGTTGATTGTTATTTAAATGTGAGATTTAACTGATATGTATTAATTTATTTTTATCGGCTAGTTTATTAAAGAGAATGCAGATTAAGAATGGGATATCGATAGCGATATATTGCTAGCCAAAAATAGTAGTGGCTTGGTGTTATTTATATAAAAAATCAGTTCTAGCTAAGTGGGAATTAAAATTTAAATCCTTTATGGATATACCAGCGCTTACTGGAAGATTTCAGCATTGCTGAGTTACAGAAATTTGTACTGTTCTTTATTATCACCACTTTACAATTCATTATTTTTTATTTTGTCATTTCTCGATTAATAAAATTCATTAAACTTAATAATCTTTCTCTCCGTCACTTAACCAAATCAGCGCTATTATTGGTAAAACAAGTATTATTTGGATTAAAGTGCTGATATTAAATTGCATGGCAAAATAAATGTTAAATATATTTTGCAATGATAGGGTTTTGTTTGTTCATCACGCTAATCCTTTAACATGTAAGAAGAGAAAATATGAATAACACATTTACCACGCAGTCCGGCAATTTTGTCAGTGCCGTGCAAACAGGGGTTGACCCGCGCACCGGGTAGTTTCAGGTCAATTTTCCCCTCGTCCAGCTTACTACTAACCGACTCCTTGGCCCCGAGTTATCATTGTCATTAAATTATTCAACTTTAACTGATGATAATTGGGGATTTGGAAAGGGATTCTCTTTAGGCTTAACCCAGTATGATAGTACCAGTAATCTGTGGTAACTTAGCAGCGGGGAAAAATATCGGCTGGCGCGGGGCAGTGATGTCATTCGTCATCAGAAACTAAAACACCTTCGCTTTACGTTTACTAATGGTTGTGATGATAGCCAGGGTTACCAGCTGGCCTGGAAGGATGGAAAGGTCGAGGATTTAACGTTAGTCGGTCACGGTTTTTTTACCGTTAGCCGAATTGTTTCCCCGTTTGGCCGCAGACGACGGCACGCTATCAGCTAGATTTTGTACTCACCGATAGTCGCTGGTTAGATAATGTGATGCGTCGCAGTCAGCATGCATCTCCTTTAAGCTGGCAGATGCATTACAGTCAGGTCGGTAGAGGGCAAGACACGCGTTTATTGTCTGCGGTGGATTACCCGACCGGCATGCGTGATGAGGTGATTTATCAGGATGAGGGGCTGCGTTTTCCGGCTGCCTCGGGTCAAAACAATTATTTACCGGTTGTATTAAAGCATCACCACCTGCCGGGCGGGGAAGGCAGCGCGCGTGCCCGGCTGAGCCAAATGGTTTTGTGCGCTTTATTAAACAAAAAGTGGTCACCCCCAGACGTAGTGATTATCCCGATACGCCGATGA